CTTTTCTTTCGGCATCTCTACTAGCTTCTGCTCAATCCATTTAATATCCGCGTCAACTTCGCTTTGCGGCTGCTGGGGCGGGTTTTCTTTTTGCTCACCAGAAACCAATGTATCCACGCTTGTTCCGAAATAAGAAGCTATCTTTTCAAGCGTCTCATATTTCAGGGTCTGCTTTCTACCGTTTTTCAAATCGGTCAAAGACCCACGGCTTGCGCCCGATTCCTTGCACATGGTGGTCACGTTTACTCCACGCTGCTTGCAGAGTTTTTCAATATTTTCGTACAAGTTTGCCATAATTCCAGTCCTCGCATTGTAAGGTTTGCTGAAATTACGCGAACGCTTAAAAAAGCCTTGCATTTTACGCGAAAGCGTATTATACTAAGACCGTACCGCGAAGGCGTAATGAATGATTTCTAGCAACTTCATTATATTACACTTATGCGTAAAAATCAATAGCCGGAGGTGAAATAATGGCTGAAAAAAAACCTCTGTGTGACTTTGGCAAACAAATCGAGATTGCTCTTATCCAAAAAGACAAGACCAATGACTGGTTGATTGAAAAAGTCAAGGAGGATACCGGACGATATTTTGACCGCTCTTACCTTTTCAAGGTTAAAACTGGAAAGCTGGAAACGCCCGGCATCAAGAAAAGCATCTGCCGGATTTTGAATATTCGGGATTCGGGAGTGTAAGAAGGGAGAGAAAAAATGGCAAACATTCAAGTTTTTGAATATCAGAACAGCAAAGTTCGCACGGTTGATATGGACGGCGAAGCATGGTTCGTTCTGAAAGACGTGTGCGCTGTGCTTGGTATTAGCAATAACCGCATGGCTGCTGACCGATTAGATGATGACGAAAAGGGCGTCAGTCTGATTGACACCCTTGGCGGCAAACAGGAAATGGTGATTGTCAACGAAAGCGGTTTGTACCACGTCATCCTCCGCAGCGACAAGCCAGAAGCAGCACCATTCCGCAGATGGGTCACAAACGATGTACTTCCTGCAATCCGTAAGACCGGAAGCTACAACGCACCGCAGCTTACCCGCTCGCAGCTCCTTGCAACTGCACTGATCGCAGCGCATGAGGAACTGGAAGAGAAAGACAAGCAGATTGCAGAACTTACGCCGAAGGGTGTTTTTGCTGACGCAGTGAGCGCAAGCAGCCAAAGCATTCTTGTTGGTGAAATGGCAAAGCTGCTGTCACAGAACGGCATCCAGATGGGGCAGAATCGTTTGTTCTCATGGCTGCGTGAGAACGGGTACTTGATTAAAGACAAGAAGCGGACAGACTACAATATGCCGACCCAGAAGTCTATGGAACTTCGCTTGTTTGAAATCAAGGAAACGTCCATTGCGCATTCCGACGGGCACACTTCTATCAATAAGACCCCGAAGGTGACGGGTATCGGTCAGGTCTATTTCGTTAATCTCTTCTTAAAGACGGAGAAGAGCAAGAAAGTGGAGGACTGAACATGGAACAGATTATCACCTTAAAGGTTGACCTTGAATACCCGGAAGAAGCGCACCACGCCATTGATGAGGCGACAAGGGCCTATGAAGCGGACAAGCTAAAGTGGACGGCAGAGGAACTTGCCGAAGCAAAGCATCTGGCAATGCAGATTATGCAGCAGCTGTGCTTGGATGGATACAGCATCAGTTGGTGCGAAGTTGAAAGCTACGGGCTTCATTCGATTAGCGTGTGGCTTGAATTGGAAGAGAGCAAAAGAACGAGCTGCACTTGCTCTATCTGCTCATCCAAGTGGGATGTTTGGATTGCCAAGTGCGTCTGCCTGTGTCGGACTACCGGCAGGAACGTGCCTGAGTTCATCATCAAAAAGGCTGGTGAGTGCTGGTGATGAAATTTCGTAAAGCGCAAAGCCACAAGCGCAGACTAAAGCTTGCAATGGCTGCTGGCGTGTCAAGAAACGATGCCAACAAGGTGCTGTGGATGGAGAAATCCATCAACCAGTGCTTTGAACGTCACAATCGGGAAGCCAGACTGAAAGAGGAGATGCAGCGTGGAAGAAAAGTACTGTGAGCGCTGCGGTCTGTATCTTGGAGTGGTCAGACCGACAAGAAAGTACTGCTCAGAATGCAAGCGCAAGGTTGACAAAGAGCGTGACAGGAAGCACAAGAAAGCTGGAATTACATTCAAGCCCCGTAAGGCGTTCTGCGCATACTGCGGAAAGCCGATGCTGAAAAAAGTAGCATCACAGAAGTACCACAATGGATGCGCTAAGAAAGCCTACAACGCAAAGGCGAACCTGAACGCGAAGGCAGCGTACAAAATCAAACAGCAAGAAAACAAGAAGCTGGAAAAGACTTTTCCATCCATAGGAGAAGTTCAAGCCCTTGCGGACAAGCTGGGTAAACATTACGGCGAGGTATCGCAGATGCTTTCAACAGGGGAGTTGACCTATGAACGGTAGATACTACGGAAAGCGGGAAATCCGCTGGCACAGACGGGAGAAAGACCGGCTGGAACACATACATAATAGAAAGGACAAAGATGAAAGCACTGGTAGAAATCGTCCTGATCTGGGGAATCGTCTTGGCACTGGTTCTCGCAGCGTTTCTTCTGAACTTCTGGCTGATTCACCGGATTGACCTTCTGGTTGGCGTAAACGCAACGCGTGCAATCATTGGCATCGGTGTTCTGATGGCAACCATCTGGATTTTTGGGCATTCAGTGAAAAGCTAAGGAGAGAACAGATGACACTGAAAGCAGCGCTTAAAAAGCGAAACATGAGCGCTCTTGAGCTTATTCACAGGAGTGGGCTGTCCGAGCAAACAGTTTACAACATTACCAGCCCGAACAAAGAACCGTACAAGACTGGTGTTAAAACTGAAACACTTGCAAAAATAGCGCAGGTTCTGAACGCAACAATTGTGATAAACGGAAGAAAACCGTTTATGTTTGACATCATTTTGAACTAAGGAGAACCAATGAAAACTTTGAAAGGAATGGCGCTGTCCATGCTTGGTCTGGTCGCGGCTATTGCAGCAGTCGGATGCGGCGATGCGATTCAGGGCTGTCAGACCACAGCGCAGATGCTTGGCTGGGTAATCATATCCTGCGGGCTTCTCGCAACGGCTATCTTGCTGTGTGCGTTGGCAGTCAGCGAGGAGATGGACGAACGCAGCGAGCAAGAATGCCGCAAAATCAAGCGTGTAGCCCACCACACAAACGAGTGGAGGGATGCACAATGAAATGCCCGATGTGCGGTAGCGACAACATCACAACAGTTGACAGCCGGCCTGAACACGACAGCATCACTCGACGCAAGAAGTGTCTTGTATGTAACTACCGGTGGTCTACCATCGAAATCGACAAAGACCAGTGGCACAGTGCGTTGCAAATCAAAGAGGAACGCAAGAGAGGGAGACCAAAAGATGATTAACCTTGACAGATTCGGTGGCGTGACCGAGCCGGAGGACGGCGTGTACTTTATGACCAACGAGCAGATGGCAGAAGCCAAAGAAGCTGACCGGCTGGCCGAGATTGAGGACTTGCAGTCTGAAATCGAGGACAGGGAAGCGGAGTTGAAAGATCTCCGTGCACAGTTGGCGGAACTGATGGCTGGCTGATTTTTGTACAGCCAAATTAAGCCAAAGTTAGAACAATGAAGCCTAATGAAGCCGAAGAAAGGAAACGTATGGAGAACAGCAAAATCCATGAAGCTCTGATGGCTGTTCAGTCAGAGTTGAAAGCCCCAAAGGGGCAGATGAACACATTTGGCGGTTACAAGTATCGCTCTTGTGAGGACATTTTGGAAGCGGTTAAACCAATTTTGAAAGCACATGGTTTGCTTCTCACCCTTTCAGACGAGCCTAAAGTGTTTGAAGGGTGGCATTACATCGAAGCGACCGCGAAGGTGGAAGCTCTGGATGGTGAATGCGTAACAGTCACAGCTTACGCAAGAGAGCCGGAGCAAAAAACAAAGATGGACGCAGCGCAAGTGACTGGAACGTCTAGTAGCTACGCCAGAAAGTACGCTTTGAACGGCCTGTTCTGCATTGACGATACGAAGGACGCTGACACGGACGAGTACCAGAAGCAGACCGCAAGCAGGGCAAACAAGCCTGCGCAGAAGCAAACGGAAGCGGAAACCATCCCCCCATGCGCTTGCTGTGGAAAGCAGTTGCAGCCTATTCAGTACAACAACCGCACAGTCACTCCGCTGGAAACTGCAAGAAGCACAAAGAAACGCTTTGGGCGCGTCCTGTGTTGGGACTGCGCTCAGAAACAGCCGAAGGAGGGCTAAACAATGCTTAACTCTATCGCAATTCAGGGACGTATGGTTCACACGCCAGAAGCTAAGGTCACGAAGTCTGGCAAGGATGTTTGTACGTTCAGCATTGCTTGCGACCGCCAGAGCGGCGGTCAGAAGGAAACCGACTTCTTCAACTGCACCTCATTTGGCAACACGGCATTGTTCGTTTCCAAATGGTTCCAGAAGGGCAGTCTGATTTTGGTGACTGGCAGCATCCAGACCCGGAAGTATACCGACAAGCAGGGAAACAACCGCACCGCAACGGAAATCATGGCAAACAAGGTTGACTTCTGCGGGGGCAAGTCGGACAGCAAACCCACTGATCGGGCGCAGGATGCACCGCAGAACTACTCTCAGGGCAACGCAGATGACTTCTCTGTGATTGACGACAGTTCTGATCTCCCTTTTGACTAACGGTTACGCTACCGGGACAAAAGGCGAGAAAGGAACACTATGTTTTACCGTCCGAAAGTAGTTCGATGCCGCCTGAAAACTGGCGGGAAAAGCATCGAACAAATCAAAGAATCTCACAAGGGGCAAGGGCTGGTTTATCGGGATTTCGAAAGTCTCCAACAGATGTACGATGCTTTTTCTGGATTGATTGTTGAACTGTCCCTTTGGGACTACGACAACCACGAAAGCTATCATCTCGAAAGCTGGAAGCCAGAAGATGATGAAAAAGTTATGATGGGCGTTTATTACGCAGAGCAAACGCATCCATTCCCTCGATATAAGAACGATTTTGAAAAGTTCAAAGCAGTTTGGGAAGAAAAGAAATATGAATGCGAAGGCGCATCTCTTGTTTTTGAGCCAGCAGATGTTGAAGAACTTGAAACCATCTGCGAAGAAGTTTCTTCGTCCTGACCGCCTACCTTATATAAGAGCTGCGCTATCTGGCTGGACGGGCGTTTGGAAAGATGAAACACTTGGGCGACATTACAAAGATTCACGGCGACCAGATAGAGCCTGTGGACTGCATCACGTTCGGCAGTCCGTGTCAGGACTTGTCCATTGCTGGACGCAGGGCGGGACTTGCCGGAGAACGCTCTGGGTTGTTCATGGAAGCGGTTCGAATCATAAAAGAAATGAGGTCAAGCACAAATGGACTGTATCCAACTTTCGCTGTTTGGGAAAACGTGCCCGGAGCTTTCAGCTCCAATGGTGGAGAAGATTTCAGAGCCGTGCTGGAAGAACTTGCCCGCGTGGAACAGCCAGACGCTTCAATTCCTAGACCTCCGAGGGGGGGCAGATGGAGCAAAGCTGGAGCAATCGCCGGAAACGGATGGTCTCTGGCTTGGCGACAGCTCGATGCTCAATATTGGGGAGTTCCCCAACGCCGAAAGAGAATCGCTCTTGTCGTGGATTTTGGAGGACAACGTGCCGCAGAAATACTATTTGAGCGCACGAGCCTGTCAGGGAATCCTTGTGAGAGCATCCCGGCGTGGAAAACCTTTGCCCGAACTCCTGAAGCAAGCGTTGCTGGATATGATCGAATGGTGGAATCCGGGAACTCTATCACAGGTGATGCAGAAAGTGAAGGAACAGGAAGGTCTGGAGGAAAAGGAACTGGACGAGTATTGGAATCAGACCATCGAGAGACTTCGACTCGATGCACAGAACCCGCAGCCTACACTCTAAAAATCCGTTCTGGATGTGAGGGTGGCGGTAAAGGCGCTCTGGTTCAAACTGAATTGAGCGCAACGATTTCTACGTTGCAAGACCAGGCGTTGTTTCAGCCTGTTGTTTATGATGCTCGTGGAAACGGCGATGGAAAAATCGTACCGACCATTACAGGCGACCACGAAAACAGAATCACAGATTACACGGCTATTGTAATCGAACGCAAGACCTTCAACGAACAGTCGTTCAGCCACTACAAGGAAAGCGACAAATGCTCAACCTTGAAAGCGAAAGCAGGGAACATCGGCAATGGCAGCGAGTGCCTGATTGCAGAGAAAGCCATCCGCTGGATTGTTCGCCGCTTGACCCCTGTTGAATGTGAACGGCTACAAGGCTACCCGGACGGATACACCGACATTGGTGACTGGACGGATAGCAAAGGAAAGAAGCACAAATACGCTGACAGCCCACGGTACAAGGCTCTAGGCAACTCAATCGCTTTGCCGCAGTGGTTTTGGTTGGTGCAGAAGATGCGCCCTTACCTAAAAGAAAAGCCTACACTGGGCAGTCTGTTCGATGGTCTGGGTGGTTTCCCTCTGGTCTGGCAAAGAGCATACGGCGAGGGCACTGCACGCTGGGCAAGCGAAATCGAAAGCTTCTGCGTAGCTGTAACAAAAAGGAGATTCGGCGAAGAATGATTACTTGTTGTCTCAACTGCACATCACGCCACCAAGCCTGTCACGACACCTGCGAGAAGTACAAGGCAGAGAAGAAAGACTTCGAGGAGCGCAAGGCGTTCGTGCATGAGCTGAACCACAGCCAGAGCGTGTACCACCGCAACTATGAGGACAAGCACCGAGAAAAAGAAAAGAAACGGTTTCTCGGAAGTGAATTTAGAGGTGAACGAGGATGAACGAATGGAGAGAGACAGCAAAGAACCTTCCGACAAAGGAAGACGGATTATTTGTGCTTTCTGTATATTTCTCTGAAAGCATGAATAAGTGGCGAATCTTACAGCAATATTGGGAGGTGGTCAAATTGTTTCCTGATGAGTACCCGTTTTGGATGCCAATGCCTGAGTTGCCTGAAATGTTATACCGAATCAACAAAGGACTTCGTACATGAACACCGGCAAGCAGTTTGAAGCGGACTTCAAGGCATCCATCCCATCCGATGCGTGGTGCTACCGCCTGAAAGACAGTGCTACCACCTACTACGGCGGCAACGAGAACCTGTCCTTTTCCATCGACAACATCTGCGACTTCCTTGTGTACCGTTACCCGATGAACCACCTATTTGAGCTGAAAACCATTGAAACGCCCTCTATCCCTCTTGAAAAGGTGTTCGGCAAATACGACAAGGCAAAGTGCAAATACCGCAAGGAAAAGCACATCACAGATATGGTGGAAGCAATGGGGTACAGCGGTCAGACCGCCCATGTGATAGTCAATTACAGGGCGGTCAGCCGCACCTTTGCAATCCCTGCCAGCAAAGTTCTGGCGTTCCGCTATAACGAGAGCCGTAAGAGCATCCCTTGGCAGTGGGCAGAGCAAGAGGGGATAGAGGTCAAAGCAAAAAGGCTGCGTGTCCATTGGCGGTATGACGTGGACGGGCTGCTAAAGAGATTGGAGAAAGAACATGAAAAAATGGACTAAAAAACTTCTAGAAGAAAGCGGCTATGAAATCAAAAACGCACGAATTGAAAGCGTTCGACTTACTATGGCAGACCACGGGGTTTTAACTTCCGATTTAGTACTTAATGGTCATGGATGGGGCGTTTGCTATGGTGGGTATGTTCTCGGCAAGGGGTATCTTGGAAGCAAAGACTTTGAGGGATACGGCTCTGGCATGGAAGCAATTATGCGAATCATGGACACGGTTGGCGTTGAGGAATACGGTCAAATGAAAGGCAAATATGTTCGTGTCGCTACAAAAGGGCTTGGAAGTTCTGTGAGAATCATCGGAAACATTTTGGACGATAAGTGGTTTGACTACGAATCTTTCTTTGCGGATAAAAAGAATGAAGAAGATGAACATTAAGTGTGACAGATGCGGTGAAACATTTGATTTGAGAGATTACACAATGCTTTCAAACATTCAAATGACCGTGAGTAGCATCGGGTGTCCACAAGAATACGAGTTCAACCTTTGCCCCTATTGCATGGCAAAGCTGAACGACTGGCTGAAAGGAGAACAGAAGTGAGCAAGAAAATTTCGGACATCCTGCCCAAGACGGAAATCTTGGCACAGTTGGCAGAAGAAGCATCTGAGTTGGCACAGGCTGCGTTGAAGCTGCGCCGTGCGCTGGATGGCACGAACCCGACACCAAAAGATATTGAAGAATGCAGATACAATATCTTAGAAGAATGCGGATGTGCTAAATTGCATTAACGCTTATTGTTGCGATGACGAATTTGTATTTCACAATTTCACCACGAGAGCAATAAAGATCAGGCATAAAAAGCTTGACCGTTGGCTCTCTCGCCTTGAAGAAAAGGAGAATAAAAATGGCTGAATATCATGTTGGATGTGGGCTATTCGGAACCATCTATGCTGGAACTATGATGAAGCAGCGGAAAGATGGATTGCAGTTATGGAGAAGCAAGTCTGATGTGACCGATGAAGCAGTTTCCGCTGTTCTGTCTCATTTTATTACTGAAATGGAGCATTCAGACAAAACGAAGCTCGAAAAGATGTGGGGCGTTATTGGAAACAAGAAGCTAAAAGTCACATTCGAGCTTTCCGTCAATAAGGAGCAGTCAGATGAATAAGCGCAGAAACCGCCCCTTGTCTGGCAAACAGGCGATGTCAGCCAACCTCCGCAAAATCGCACGGCAGAACCAGTTGTACGGATTCCGCATGGCTCTGGATGGTATCGCCGCCACATGGGGCGCACTGATTCAGAACCTTCGGTGCGATGCAGACCTGACCGATGAACAGGTTCAGAAAATCATCCGCATCGGTGACAGGTACTGGGAGATGGTCGGGCAGTTCAAGAACGAGAACATGACACCTGACGAGTTTGCGGATTATATCACCGCAAAGTCAGAACAGGTCGAAAAAGAGTTGAGAGAAAGGTGGAGCTAACAATGTTTGAATTTGCAACTCGCTGGCTGGTCTGTCTAGTTCTGCTGGCGGTGGTGGTTCAGTCCGAACGGACAATCAAAGACATGGCAGACAACCTGTTTGAAGAACGTCAGGCAATGCTCGTCTGGCTGTTCGTCAACGTGTGTCTGGTCGTTTGTACGGCTGTTGTGATGGGGTGGAAATGATGATTCAGGATATCAACATGATAGGGCGTGAAAGACTGGCTTTTCTGTATGGTCTTTATAGTGGCTGTGCGAAATCCGAAACTGAGCTTAATATCAAAGGCATTTATCAGGAAATGGCTTCCGAGTTAGCTTGGTGTTTGGGATTCAACGAGAACTACAGCAAATGTTATGAGATGAACGGAGAATAACCAATGGATAACGAGCTTTACTGCCCGATGAAGATGACCAGCAATCCGCTTGGTCGGTGCGTATGCGAGAAAGAAAAGTGCGCTTGGTGGCGGCAGTTGGACAACTGCTGTTCCGTCTGGAAGATTGCATTGAAGCTGGACTACATCGAAATGAAGATGAAGAGGTGAGAACTCTTGGCAACACCCCCGAAGCGTGGTCGTGGCAGACCGCCGCTGACCGAAGCTGAAAAGAAAAAGCGTGAGAAGCGGGCGCAAAAGGCGAAAGAAGAAGCCGCTGCAAAGCGGGAGAAAGAGCGTGAGAAGAAGAAACAACAGATGCTTAACAAGCGGAAGTCTATCCGCTCACAGGTGAGTAAAAAGGTGAAAGAACAACAGGAGTTAGCGATCACGAGGTCTAAGATGCTGAACACAGGCGATTTGCAGTCAAGAATCGGCGATGAAGAGGACAAGAAAGTCATTGGCATGATTGCAGCCAAGTATTTTGGCGACCTTCCGAGCGTGGACATGAACAACCCGATTGAAGTACAGCAGCGTCTTGACTTCTTCTTTGACGCTTGCATCGAAGCCAGAATCTCCCCTGTGGTGGAATGGATTGCACTGGTGCTGGGCATCGAATGGGTGAGCTTGAAGCAGATTATGGCTGGCAAGCGCCGTGACGACAGCTTGCAGCAAAAATACATCCTGAAGCTGATTCTGCAAATGCAGTCCATGTGGGCGTACAACGGTATGTATGGTCAAGAGAACCCGGCAGAGTGGATTTTCCGAGCCAAGAACTACTTTGGTATGCGTGACAATGTAGAAGTCACCGTTGCGCCGCCTGAACAGCCGTTGGGTGATGCCCAGAGCGCAGAACAGTTGGCTCAGAAGTACCAGACGGCTTTGCCGAAAGGGATTGACGTGGAGTACAAAGAGGTGGCAAACGATGAAAAAGCTGTACAAGATACTTACGTCATGGACTGATGGGATTAAAGTGAGAGGCTTTCAAACTCCATCTCTTGTCACGTTTCGAGAACTTGTCCGCATTTATAAGGAAACAAAAGCTGGGAATCATCCTGAATTTATTGACGGAGAAGCAAAAAGGATTCTTGAGAAATGTGGATTCCAACTTGAGCCATGCGGAATTGGCTGGATAGTAGATAATGTGAAACAAGGTGATTTTTCTGGAGAAACTAAGCAAAGACGAATTAAGAAAACGGAGAAATGCTGAGAAGCGTGAAAGGTATCATTGGTACGTTTCACATGGAATTTGCCCGTTTTGTCTTAATGATGCACAACCCGGAAGAGTTAGATGTGCTGTTTGTTTAGAAAAAAATTATGCAAGCCATCAAAAACATGATGCAAACAGAACAGAGAAGCAAAAATCCGATTATCTGCAAAAACATAAATTGCGTCAACGCGAAAAACGTCAAAGGCTGAAAGAACAAGGGATATGCCCCGTTTGCATGAAACGTCCTGTTTCAAAAGGATTTAAGTCCTGCATTGAATGCAGGACGAAAGAAAAGCAAAAAACGGAAAGAGAAGGGAAATCTTATAGAAAAACACTTGGCCTATGCGCCTATTGCGATGAACCGCCAATTCCCGGCAAGCGTTGCTGTCCGAAACACTATGCAAGCCGCATTGTTAGCATCACAAAATGTAGACAGTCAGAGGGCTTTCGGTTATCACAAATCGAGCAGAAAAAGCGTATAAACGTCTTTTGGAGAGAAATGGAATGGGAAAGAAATCAAAGAATGAAACAGCCCGAATGGATACGCCCGTGACCCCGTTGATTGACTTCTCCGACCCCTGCCTACGCACGTTCCTGCCTGTCCTCTTGCAAGACCACACGACAGGCAAAAACATCATCTGGGCGACAGACCCGCCGCCTGAACTGGGCGCGGGTTTTGCAGATGAAATCACACTGGAACAGTTGGACAAGGTTCAGCTTGTTCCTCGTGTGCAGAAACGACTTGCAGACCAGAAGAAGCGCACCAGCAAGAAAGCAGAGGTGTTTACGCCGACTTGGGTTTGCAAGAAGATGGCAGACGTTGCAGAAAACGACCTGAAAGGTGAGGACTGGAAGGAGTACATCAACAGGACTTGCCTTGAAGCCACCTGTGGAGAGGCACCATTCTTGACAAGTCGATACGATACCACCACAGGGCAGATGATTGCCGTGACGGACAGAATCGGTCTGCTGGACAGGAAGCTGAATGTTCTGGCAGAGCAGTCCTCTGACTACGATATGTGGATATGCTGGGCATACGCATCGACGTACGGCTATGAGTGGCAGGGAGACAATCTCTTGCTGGCAAGGTGCAACTTGTTTCTGACGCTGGTTGAAAATTTTAGGTATCGGTTTGATGCTAAAAAGCTGGAAATCGGCAGTATGACTATGTTCCTTGACTGTATCGCAGATATCATCTCATGGAACGTCTGGCAGATGGATGGGCTGAAAAAGACCGTACCCGGCACGGATATTCCGTGCAAAATCAAAGACTGGAAAGCTGACAAAGAAATCCTGTTCAAGGATGTTGGGAAGGATGACTAATGCAGACTGACAGAGGAATCTACCACAAGCGAGTGTGTGACCGCTGCGGAGCGGTTCTGGGCGGCAGGATGATGAACCCTGACGAATACTTCAAGGACTGGGCGTGGCGCAGGGACACAGGCGACCTATGCCCGGAGTGCTATGCGGAGTATAAGCGAGTGATCGGACGGTTCAACAGAGGAAAGCGCGTGAGAAAGGAATGACAAAATGCGGAATGTGATAGTTTGCAAATGCAAACGATGTGGGAAGCTTTTGTATTGGAATGGAAAAAAATTTTTGGATTATGCCAACCTTGATGTCGTGTTTGCGGCTTATAAAAATGGCGGAATCCGTAAAATTTTCCAAGATAACTTACAGTCGCACCCGTGTGGCGACGGGAAAACCGGAATTTGCATGGGCATTTACGAAATTGGAGAGGAAGGTAAGAAGGAATGAACTTCTACTGCACCACCGAACATTGCTCTTGCATGGGCATCAAGCAGTTCTCTGCTGGCAAAGCTATCCGATGCACAGCAGAATCTTGCAAGAACAAATCTGAGCCGTCCTGTGGCTCTTGCAAATGGTACGCAGAGCCAGAGGGCGTGTGTGTGAACGACCAGTCAGAACACGTTGCAGGCTTCGTGTGAGACGAACGTGGATGTAAAGAATGAGAGAAGAAAGATGAGCGGAAGTAATGTAATCAGGCTGGGCAATGGCATTCTACTGGACAGCAAAGGGAAACTTTTATGCCAAACTGTGGACAAGTCCTGCTCAAACTGTAAATGGCACGACAGATTCTCGTGGGTCTGTTACAACGGTCTGTCTGAGTGCCGGGCTGATTTTACAGACCCGGACGATGTGTGCAAGGAATGGGAGATGAGAAAATGAGCTACGATATTTATCTATGCGACCATGTAACGCATAAACCGCTCAAAGCGGATAGTACGCATTTTATCGCTGGTGGTATGCGCGCTATGGGCGGTACAAAAGAACTGTGGCTTAACGTCACCTATAATTACGGTCACTTCTATTATCGACCAGAAGTGTTTGGTGAGGGCGGCATCCGCTCGATCTATGGCAAAACAGGCGCAGAGAGCATCCCGATGCTTGAAAAGGCTATTTCTGCACTAGGTGACGATGTGGACGATAGCGACTACTGGCACGCCACAGAGGGCAACGCCAAACGTGCCCTGTACGGTCTGTTGACGTTTGCAAAGATGCGTCCTAACGGCGTATGGGACGGAGATTGAAGGGAGAAAGGGTAATGAAGAAAGCAATTTTATCTATGGCACTGGTGGCGTCTATTGCATTGTGCGGATGCACCGAAGCATCTCGTGTGAATCACAATATTTCACAACAGGCGAAAAATTTCAACATCACACGCCGTCTGTCCGTTGTCAACGCAAGAACAGACACGCCGATGCTTGAAATCATTGGCAACATGGACATTTCCAATAACAGCAACAATGAACTTGTGGTGACTATTGAATTGCCCGATGGCACATACAAAAAGCATTACGTCTATCTTAACGAGTACACAATGTACATTGTGGAGGATTTGAGCGGTTCTGACGTGGACAAGTATCATTACGAAATCAACATTTTGCCGCAGCAGTTACAAAACTTCGTTCTCACCTACAATCCGTAAGCGGGGTATCGGATAATGGCTAACACGCTTTGGCATCCAGCAAGCGAACCGCCACGAGAGCGAACACAGCCTTTGTTGCTTGCGACTAAGACAACGTGGCGTGACAAAAATGGAAAAATGTTGCAAGGGATCTCGCCAACAGCGTACTTTCTAGGCTGTTACGCAGACGGTCAGTTCTGGGATGAGATAGGCGAGAGACTGCCGAAAGATGTGACAGTGACGCATTGGATGTACATTTATGCGCCGGAGGAATGACATGAGTGACGAACTTAATGATTTTTTCAAAGCGTTTACGGAAGCAGCTGACAAGTTCTGCAATGAACTTGAAAAATTTGCAAAAGCAGTTAAGCAGTGCGAGACGCAATCAGGATGTTACAATCCGAAAGACAAAAGAAAGCCAAAGTACACACGCCCGGTCTACGGCAGAGGAGAGAAGCCTTGTGACGGGTTCAAGGCGGCTATCAGAACAAGAGAGGGATTTAAGAAATGACACTTGACGAAAAAATTGTGGTGTCCGCTTATACCGGATATTTGATGTGTGACTTCAACGAAGTTCACAGGTACATTGAAAATCTGCTAGGCAGACCTGTATTTACACATGAGCTTGCGCTCGGCATGATTCAGGATGAAATCAGGGAGAAATCCAAAGCTGATTTTCTGAAAATTTGTGCGGACAAGGAAGTCTGTCTTGGCTTGAAGAAAGGGTAAAAAATGGAAGAACTCAAGAGATGCCCATTCTGCGGTGGAAAAGTTACTATTGCCGAAGCAGGAGACTATTTGACAAGCTGGATGTCCATAACAAGAGGAAACTGCAAGGATGGATGCAAGTGCCGGGTATTCATGGAAAGCAAGCCATACAACTCTGATTATTCCGAAGCGGATAAAGAAAAGATTAAGAAAGACCTTATCGAAGCATGGAACAAACGCTACAAAGAGGACTGAGTATGGACAAAAAACGGGGCAGCTTTACATTTCAGCGATACTACTTTGAAGCCATCTCCACACTGAAAAGCAAAGAAAAATTGGAGCTCTACGATGCAATCTGTGCATACGTTTTTGAAGAAAAAGACGCGACTTTGAACTCAAAAAAAGCAGAATCTTGTTTCATTTTGATTAAGCATCTGCTCGATGAAGAATTGAAAAGAAGCGATATTGCGTCAAAAGGATGGTCTACACGAAAGTCAGCTCATCCTCATGTCATAAATGAGGTGAAGGTCAGCTCATCTATGAGTTCAAAGTCAGATGACAATGAACCCATTGTATCAGCTGAAGGTCAGATGAGCGTCAAGACCTTGCCGGAGAGTGCTGTTAAAAAGAAACCTGACATCTTCTCCGACTTTGCTCATGGCGATAAAGCCCTATTGGAATCCCTGCGAGAGTTCGCGCAGATGCGTACAAGAATCAAGAAGCCTATGACAGACCGGGCAAAACAGATGCTCTGCAACAAGCTGGAAAAGTTTGATCGGCATGACTGGAAAGCCATTCTCGACCAGAGCATCTATGCTGGATGGCAGGACATTTACGCATTAAAACAGGATGACCAGTACGAGCAAAGTGCGGAGATGGAGTTTCCTAGACTATGACAATGGACGTTCAAACGGTATTTATCGGTGCGCTGATGCTCTGCAAGCCGGGCGTTGCGGATGAAATCATACCAGACCTTGAACTTGACTTGTTCAGACCTGATCTGAGAGACGCTTTTGCGGCTGTTCAGGGCTATTGGACGGCTAGGGGTAAGATAGATATAGTCGAGATAAATACGCAGCATCCAGACGTAGCGCAGACGCTCTTGGCGTGTGTGCAAACCTGTGAATCAGAGTGTGTACGAATTGACAGGGAGCAGATGCAGCGTTGGACGCAGCTTATCAGAGAACAAGCTGCACTTACTCGTGTGCAAGGTTTGGCATTTCAGATGACCAGCGAGCTTACCGACTATTCTGATCTATCAGACATTTACCAGCAGATGGGCGAAGCAATGAGCCTGAAAGCTGAGGAAGAAGATGCGTGGACATACGAGGATGTGCTGAACGACTATGTGCTTCACATGGACGAGAAGCCTGTGTACATCAAGACAGGCCTAGAGCGTCTGGATGAAGCACTGCACATCTCACCGGGCGATTTCATCATCATCGGCGGCAGACCGTCTGCGGGCAAGACCGCCCTGTCCTTGCAAATAGCAGCAAGCATGGCAAAGCAGGACTACACTGTGTACTATTTCAGCTTGGAAACTAGCAAACGCAAGCTGGGTGCACGTCTGATGGCTAATCAGATATACTGCCCTTTGGACACGGTGAAAAATAAGGCGGTCAGCTTGAATGAGATTGACGGGCAGGCAAAGAACATGAAGATGCCCTTATATATCCGCTCCGCTGCCGGAAAAAACGTGGCGTGGATGAAGGCTCAGGCTCTCCGTAAAAAGGCTCAGGTCATCTTCGTAGACTATCTTCAACTCATCCACGAAACAGGCGCAAAGGACAGATATGCCGCCATTACGGCCATATCCATTGCCTTACACGAGCTGGCACAGACCACAGGCATTGTCGTGGTGGCACTTGCACAGCTTAATCGAAACCCATCCAAGCCCGGAGCAACGCCTACTAACTCTGACTTGCGAGAGAGTGGGCAGATTGAACAGGACGCAGATGCAATCATCCTTCTGTCCGGAGATAACCCCGACAAGTACCTGTTCCGGCTAAGCAAGAACAAGGAAGGCGAGATAGGCGACCTTCCCATTACGTTTAACAAGCAGATTCAACGGTTCCAAGAGTATACTTGGATGGATTGAGCACATGGGCTGTCAGCAATGGCAGTCTTTTGTTTTTTCAAACTCCACGAGAAAGCCTGTTTTAAGGCGTTTTGGATGCTAGGCGATAACTTTATCGACTTAATTGCAAAAACGCGCCACAGACGCTCGTAGACGGCTCTCCGTTGATGCTGACGATATATCTCAAACCAGACCAAGAAATCAAACCGATGCAAAAGCGGGGAGAACGGCTTTTCAGGGTCAGACGTGAAAGTTATCGGGTCAATCGGAAAAACGCGGCAGACAGGCTCTTGTATGCCTTTCCAGCGATGATAGCAGCCAGATGAACGGATGCCAACGGCTATTCGCCCAATCGCAGGGCTGATTGAAACGAAAAAACGTTTCGACTATCACTTTCGGAAATGGCTTTCAAATTTTTGTCCCCTTTCCCCCTTGTTTCCTCTTTCCCCCTTTTGTCCCCCTCTTTCCCCTACAACCCCTATTACCCCCTATAATCCCCCTAATATCTTCCGTGCTCCCCCTTTCCCTCCCTGTGTGTTTAGCGCGTCCGCGGGCGTTATATGCGCGAGCACGCGCGTTGACGGAGCCGGGTGTGCCATGATAGTTCAAAAGTGAATAAATAACAGTTATGCGAAATTGTAAACTGGTTCTTTCCCTATCTCCAAAGTTACACCGTTAGCCAGCAAAGCAGACCGTAGGCGAGAACTGGTGTGAGGCTCGGACTGGTGGATGGTATGCGACTATTTCGGACATGGAGAATTGACTTCATTTTGTAGTCGGTTGAATATGTAGAAATGTTGCATTGCTGTATGAGCAGCTGATTACAGATTGAAAGCGTCTGGCCAGCCGGAGCGGTTTGCTTTGTTTGTTAAAAATATTGAGGCATTTAGTTTGCGACTATTCCCAGTAGAATGCTATGAATTAAATAAAATATCATAGTGCGTTAATAGGAATTGAATTGGATATGAACAGGCCGAATCGGATGATACGACTATTCCAAAGGAATAATAGTTAAAAAGATTGAGTAATTATCTGCGACTATTATAATAAGTACGATTGTTAAAGATTTTGAGGTAATGCGATTTGGATTAAAATTGAAAGGTGTCAAGACACATATTGATTTTTAGGGGTGTCGGATGACTTAGCGACTATCGCACCTCTCTTTTCTTAAAAGGCGAACGACTATTTCACACAAAAAATACACGACTATTTGACTGTAGTTCGCAAGAAAACGCTACGACTATTACTCTGCGACTATCAGCGGACTGCTCACTACTATACGATATATAGGACTTTCAAAAGATAGTCGTCTGACGACTTCACGACTATTCCACGACTATTTTATTGGAGAAATTACGACTATTGGTTACGACTATTTCAGCCGGAACGCTACGACTATTGCTCGCTCTTATTGGCTATCGGGCGAAAGCCCGAAAAGAAATACGGCGGTAGCCGTCAAGGGTTTCGCGCCGCCGTGCCAGGAAGAAAGCACAATGCCAGGCTAATGCCAGGCTAACCTGGTGCCAGGCTAATGCCAGGCGTGGGAATCATGGAGACCCCGCCGGGCTTGCATGGTCTGCGATCTGTTGCACCCTCATATACCTTATTATAATAGGGCGGCTGTGCTGGCCTGCACATCGTCCGGGCGTGGCGCTGGTTCTAGTAAGTTCTGGAGGGCGTCCGGGCGCTGTGATACGCTCCAGCGTGGCGCAGGTGGTATTATAGCCGCTTTTGTCGGTCTGGTATCGCGGGCGGTGGAATGGGGCATATCACAGGAAAAGCGCTTGTAAAGCCCTGTGCGCTGTTTTGTTGCGTTGGTGGTATAACTTCATTGACAGCATAAAACGCGCCGTAAACGGCTTGTATGTGACCTTATTGCAACAGGGTAAAATAAAAGTCCTGCACCCTCAACAGATGCAAGGCAAAAGAAAAGCCCCGCCAGCGTGGGCGGGGTAGGAATTATTTATTTTTTTCTTCAAGGTCTGCAAGGGCGGTGCAAAGCTCCTGTGCTTCCTCTTCTGTCAAGTCGTATTCTGCGCGGAGTTGGTCAGCGTCTGCGCTTTTCCATCCTCCATCATACAGGGCGGCGGCACTGCTGGAAACATCTTTTAACATGGTTTTCCCTCTTTTCCGGGCTTTTACCCTTTTTTACAGTATAGCATATCGCAAGCCCTAAAAACAGGACTTGCAAGAAATATTTTTGTCCTTTTGGGCTGGGGCGGGGTTGCTTTACGGTGCAGCCCCGCTAAAGTGTCCGGGCGGCATTACTTGGATGCCTTGAACAGTGCAGAAAAGAACCAGAAGAAGAACAGGGCACAAGATAATATCACTTGTCGCACCCCCTCATACCACGCTAAAACGCTTGTATGTGGTGCGCTTGCTGCACTCCGCATAAATATCCGGGTGCGCTGCCTGTAAAAGTTTGCTGTCAAGCCGTACACTTTGCACGTCCTTATACATCACCTTGCAAGCGCCTGCTACAACCTCCGGCGCTCCCTGCATCATGGTTATAATCTCATCTCGCAGGCTATCCCGCACCTGCTCCGCTTGCTCTGCCAGCCGCTTATATTCGCGGTATTCGTTGCACTTTTGCTCTAAATCTGTCATTTTTCAGCCCTCCATATAAAACGCGGCGTATTTTCCCGTTTTTGCGTTTGTGCAATTATAATACTCAAATGACGCTACCACGTTGTTAAAATCGTTCCGTGCTCCTATGTCATCGATAATAAATCGTTCCCGGCTTTTTCGGTTTGTTGTATAGGGGTATTTCGGAACAAAATTTGCCTGGCAAATTGCCACAGTAAACCCGTTCACATATGCCGCGCATGCCTGATTTTTCGGGACACGTTTCCACGTTTTACCGTTGCTTGTAAAGCTGCGTTTTTTCATGTTTAAGTCCTCCCTTAGCTGTTGAAAATAGCAATCATTACCAATGCGCCGGATATCATGCCGCCGATGTACCAGAGGGCTGCCCACTGGGAAAAGTCCAAAGTAATCATGCTGTAAACCCTCCATTAATCAAATTCCGGCATTGTCAGAATGATTTTTTTGCAACGCTCAACGCTCAAGCGGTACGGCTTGGAGCGGGTCAGGTTGTCCGCTACAATCTGAGTGTATACCATAAGCGGCAGCTCAAACAGCCCGGCGCACTTGGGATACAGGCGCACGGCCTGATTTCTGATTTCTGCGTTTAGCTCGTCTGATCTGGTCATTTTATTATACCTCCGTATTTTTGCCGTTGGGGTTAATCCAATCGTTTAAAACCAGTAAAGCAAATACATATCTGTGCCCGGCTTGTTGATCTCTCTAATGCAAGGATACAAGCCGTAACTGTCGATTTGCAAGCCGTATTCTGCAAGCTCTTTATCAAGCTTTACACGTCGTTTTGCAAGCTGAGTCTGTCGGGTTTTGAGCCACGCGGAATTATAATAGCGGCTGTCGTTGTCAAGCTCCCACGCTCTTGCATCTGCAAGCCCCCAACGTTGCACGTTGTCAAGCAGCTTTCTTGCCTTTTCGTATGCCTCAGTGGGCACACGGTCAGCGGCTTTATCTGCGGCGGTTGTCAGCGCGTCAAGCGTGGCAAGGTCAAACGCGGCGCGGGCTCTGTTGTACCATACACACGCGCGATGGCTGCGGCCTTCGTAGTCTCCCGGAATGGGGCGGGCGGTGTATTCGATCTCTTTATTGTTCATCATGGTTTTGTCCTCCTGTTTTGTGGTGGTGTGGTGGCGTACATCCTCTGTACATTTACTATTATACATGATTAAACGTACAAGTCAATAGTATATTCAAGATTAAACGTACAAGCGCATAAAAACGTTGCACACGCAACATACAAGCGTTGCGTCCTCCAACACCCGCCGCCGTCCTGATCTGCCCGGTGCAGCTTGCCCAGCGTCCGGGCGTGTGTACCTTGCCTTGCGTTGCCTTACCTGGTATTTGCCCGCCCTGGTTCTGGCACGGCCTGCCCTGCTGCCTGTGCTGTGCAGTCTGTCCGGGTGCGCTGGGGCTTGGGTCTCCACCTCTGGGGTATATGGGACGAGCCGGGGGTGGGGTGGTCGACACCTCGCGTAGAAAAAATTCAAAAAAGGCGTTTTCCGGAGGTTGTGTTGCCAACACCCACCCCACCTTTACAAAACGAAACCCATCCGATTGTGCAATTCTCCAAAAATTCCAAAAAATACAAAAAGACCCCTTTCGGAGCCTAGATTGTGGTATAATCAGCTAAAGGCTATGTGCCAAAGAAAGGAAGAATCGAAAATGAGAAAGAGAATCGTTGCGGCAGTCCTTATGGCTATCTTGGCTTGCATTATGTTGGTTGGCTGCGATAGCGGAGACTTTGCGCCTGAAATCAGCGAGGATGCTTATAAGGCGCAGTGCCGGCAGATGGATTACAAGGAACTGTTCCGCTATCCCGATAAGTACAAAGGAACTAAGGTTATGGTCAAGGTCAGGGTTGCACAGATTGTAAGCGCAAACTTCTCCGGCAGCAGGAAAGCATGGAGAGCCTACACCGATAACAGCGGATACGGATTCTATGCAGATGATGAGTATTATATGCTGGACAAGCGTGGCAGTTCCGCCGTAAAGATTTTGACTGATGATATTGTCGTTGTCTACGGTGAGTTCACCGGTCTTGAAGAAGTAACAAGAGCGTTGACTGGCACGACCGATGAAATCCCGCGCATAGAAGTGAAGTACGCAGACCTCGCAAAATAATCCACAACACAAAAAGCCAGCGGCTAGATGTTCTCTAACCACTGGCTTTTATTATTGTCTATTATACGCTTCTACGGATGCTTGCATAAAGCAGACGGAACGTCTCACGGCCTTTCGGCGTTACTCTGGTCTGTACGCCACCGTGCTTGTTCTTCTGGTTACAGTATTCCTTAACAGCAAACAAGCCGTCGCCCTTGCCCGCTTTCGGCAAGATGCCCTTGCTCTTGTCACGGTAGATGTATCCGTCAGAAATGAGCATCTTGATAAACAGGCGTTCAGGGATACGCAGTTCCTTTGCGGTCGAGCGGAAATTTGTAGACACGTTCCATGCCACAAGGTCATCGAAGTAGTCGGCTTTGGGCTGCATCTCTTCGTTCTTCTCACAGAGTTGCTTGTTCTGCATTTGCAACGCTGCACTCTTTTCCTTTTCGGCTTTCATGTTCTGAATCAGCCCGATCACAAAGTCCGGGTTGGCAATAGCCGTCTCCAACAGGTTGTCGGTCATGTACATTCCATGCTTGCGGATGGACGGCAAAACCTCGTGAGTGACCCAGTGTTTGAACCGCTGTGCGCTTTCCAGCTTGCTGCTGAAAATCAGACTGTACAGGCCGGATTCGTTGATGATGGTTGTCTTGCTCTTGTAATTAGAACCATCACCCTGAATCAGGGTAGTGGTTTTATCTTGCTCATCAACGTGTGCTGACAGTGCGTTCTCAGGCTTTGCGTAGCCAAGTGCTACCGCAATGTCCTTTCCAACAAACCAAGGGTCATCGTCAATGAGCATGACACGGATTTCGCCAAACTCGGCGTTGTTGAAGATTTTGATGTTCTCAGACAAAGAAAGTTGCATTAAAAAGCCCCTTTTCACTTGTGAGAGAAGCAATTTTCTGCTATAATAACGGCGAGAGAATGCTTCTCTCAGGGTTTACATGATACGCTCGCTAAAGTTTGCCGACAGCAGCGAGCGTATCATTTTTCGTTTTCATTGGTGGAATCCATCGGATGCAGCGTAAAGAACGTTTCACGGAACGCAGCGGAGATGGAGACCCGGTTCTTGATGCAGTATTCCTGCAAGCTTGCAAACTGCCGTTCCGTCACGCTGATGGTAACGGTGTGACCGTAACGCTCTGCGTAAGGACTACTCATACATATTCACCCCCTTTCGTTTTGCTGTGCAATAAGTGTAACTGCAAAATATCTGAATGTCAATCAAAAATACACTAGATATTGTGTTCGCTAGTGTTGACATCAGATTTTGCCGTTCTTATTGGCTGCTCCCGCTTCGTACCCTGCCCGGTAGTTCAGTTCGGACAGCTTACCCAGCGCTTCTGCGTACTCCCTATCCTCGCTGGTCGGCTCTTTGCCGTGGGCGAGGGTTTTCAGAAATTCTTCGGTTTTCGTAGGAAAGTTCATGTTTTTTGCTCCTTTCTATTGCAGAAGTCGTTTGCTTCTGCTATAATAATTGACAGAAACCGAGACTGCGCCCTTGGTTGCGTAGCTTCTGTTTTGTGGTGGAATAGGACGTCAGTGCTACTTTGGTCGGTATGCTGACGGCCTATTTTTTTATGCCACAAAGGATAAATCTACCGCTGTTGGTTGATTCATCATGCGTTCTGCTGTCTTAGATTATAGACGCTTGGTATATAGTTGTCAACAGCCCAATTTGTATAATTCTTATCCATGGATACATGGATTTTGTTCACATATATGTGATTTTTGATAGCGATTTACTATCTTTGAGATGCTGTTATCTTGTGATGATAGTTCTTGCCGAATACGGATTATCGAATATTTTTGAAATTGCTATACGTTTTGTATATAAAAACGCATTTGATTGGTGATTTCAGAAATATCTGAACATTGTGATAGTAAAAGCAAAAATACGCAAACTTTCTCTTGACGATTAAACGTACATGGTGTATAATAGGGTCAAGAAAGAGAGCTGTTAAAAATGAAAAACGTAGCTGCTTATATCCGAGTTTCTACCGAAGGGCAATGCGGAGAGGACAAATTTGGACTTGAAGCACAAAGGGAACAGATAGAAGAATATTGCAAAAAAAATGACATGAAAATTGTCAAATGGTACACTGATGAAGGTGAATCTGGGGCAAAGCGTAGGCCGGGCTTTGATAGCATCCTTTACGGAAAAGATGATGTTGAATACGAAGCTGTTGTAGCCGCTAAAAGCGATAGAATTGCTAGAGACATCAATGTGTATTTTTGGTACAGGATGGAACTTCTTACTAAAAAGAACGTTTCGCTTATCAGCGTGGCCGAAGATTTTGGAGAATTTGGAGTGTTTTCTGATATGTTGAGAACCTTTACAATATGTTGCGCTCAAATGGAAAGAGACAATATAACAAAAAGAACATCTAGCGGAAGAGCAATTAAGGCATCTAATGGCGGTTATAGCGGTGGAAAAGCACCTATGGGATATAAAGTAAAGGATGGGGCACTCATTATTAACGAAGAGGAAGCAAAAATTGTAAAAAGAGCGTTTGAACTTCGAGATTCTGGTGAAACGATTCGTTCTGTTGTGAACAAGTTAAACGAAGAGGGTTATCGAGGGAGAAAAGGAAACCCATTTACCATTAGCACCGTTCAATCTATTCTTAGCAACAGGAAAACGTATGAGGGATATTATCGGTACGGAAAGGATGGCGAGTGGGTTAAAGGTAAGCAGGAACCAATTTTGGAAGAAAAAAAGGAAGGTTAAAATGGAGCGTACTTTTGGCGATATTCAAAATGCAGCGAAAGAATGCGAAAAGAACAACTATGTATATGTTTGGTTTTTCTCTAAAGATGATCGCTTTGTCCCCTTTTACGTTGGGATTGGAAGCGATAAAAACAGATGGAAAAACAAAACTTCAAGGAGTAAGACATTTAGAGATTTTGTAAAAAGAAATAAATGCGTTTCCATGAAAGTCCTAGAGAATCTTGTTTATGAAGTCGCAAGAGAAGTGGAAATAAGAACAAAGAAGAAGTTAGTCGAAAATGGATATTTCATTATGGATGCCGAAGATGATTTTGATATGCGCCGCTTGCGTCAGGCAGAGGGCATAGCCGCCATGCCTATTGTTGATGGCAAGAGAGTGTCGGCGAGAACAGGTCGTAGCTTCGGCAGGCAGGAAAAGCAAGTTGACGAGCAGCAGTTTGAAAGCCTATTAGAGCAACAGCAAAAAGGCAAAATTACCGTAAAAGAGTGCTGCAAGCAGCTTGGCATCGGGAAATCCACTTGGTATGAGCGTGTCGAAAGATACGCAAATAAAAATAGCGGCAGCCCAACCACAAGCCACCGCTAATAGTACACCAACTTCATCAAAACAGGAAAAAGAATGGTGCAACCACAGTATACCATTCTTTCTTCTAATAAACAAGGAAAACTAAAAATAAAAAAGCGGCGACCCACCACAGGCCGCTGCTATAAACAAGAACCACCAATCCCTCAACAGGATGATAGTACATAAGTATTATATCATTTCTTTTGGGGGAACACAACACCAAAGGAGAATGAATATGGCGAATAGTTATTGTAAATCGGAGGCAATCAATAATTTCATGGACAACGTGACAGCTACTGTTACAGAATACATTCTTGAGATCGGTATGGAAGAAACCGTAAAGAAGTTAGTTGATAGCAACGCACCGCTAGATATTTTCCCACATATCACGGCTTACGCAAAGGAACACGGATTTATGTGACCCGCCAGACATGGTATCGGATTGCTGAACAGAACAGGTGAATCTATGAAGAAAGGACTTTACAAGCGCAGGACAACAGGTGAATGCCACTATTGCGATTATAGATGCCGAAAGGGTCACAGATGCTCGTGGTATAAGCGGTATGTGAAGAAAACCATCGGGTCTGGATTGAAGCGAACTTTTGGCATTGTTCGCAACCTAGAATAAAACCGAATGAGAAAGGGAAAGCGACATGAAAAATGTAAAATTGTCAGAGCAGAGTTTGAAACTCATTGAAACGCTGTGCGATTACATCGACAAGCCTGATATTCTCAACGCCGTTGCAGACGCCTTGTATTACGATACGGACGAGTTGAAACGCAGGCTCAACCAGCTTGCAGAAGAAGTCAAATAAACCGTGCAACCCATTTATTAAGATGGATTTTAGTAAATAATTTTTCCGAAACAGCATTATAAAACCGAATATTTGATTTTTGTGCAGTTGTAGGCACTCTTTACATTTTCAGGTAGGGGGTGCCTATTTTTTTATGCAGCCAAAGCAGTGTATCGCCATCATTGACAGTATCAAAGCGTATGCGAAGCAGAATCCGACCGAAGCACAGGTCTATGAGGACTGGTTTCAGGCGGTGGTGAACCTGAGAGATGCCCTGCCGCAAGACAAGCGGTTTGATGCCTACAAATACTCTGGAGAGCTGCGCTCTGTCTGCGCAGCCATGATGGGCAAGATGAAAACAGGCGAGGACGTGGCGAAGGTTTATGACATTATCGGCCGGACGTACCTGTTTGAAGCAAAGGATGTGTTCGACAGCTATTGCATCTACCTTGAATGGAACCGTGCGCCGGAAAAGAAGTTCTATCAGCCGAGACGCAGGGTTTTGAAAGTGCTGGCAGATGACCTTGAGGACTTGTTTTATAAGCGGATTGACTTCTTGGGAGTTAGTTTGCCCGCTCGCGTCGGCAAGCTTTTGAGTGATGATACGCCAATTCTTACACGAAATGGCTGGAAGAATCACGGCGATTTACAAGTCGGTGATGAAGTTATCAGCCCAAAAGGTCAGTTTGTGAAGGTGCTGGCAGTATCTCCGAAGAATTATGCAAATATCCGCTGCCATTTCTCTGACGGCACATACATTGACTGCCATGAAAACCACGAGTGGCCTGTTTACAGCAAACATTCCAATGGGTTCAAAGTGCTTGAAACAAAGCAAATGATGAATGACTTTGAATCGGGGAAACCGGGACATCGCGGTCATAGATATTTCTATTATTCTCCTGTTTGCAATTTTGTTGAGGGAGAATATAAAAAGCTACCCGTTGAGCCATACACACTGGGCGCATGGCTTGGCGATGGAACAAATCAAAAGCCCTTGATTTGCGAATCAAAACAGGACAGATGTATTATCGAAAGAATTGTCAACGACGGATATGCCATCGGGAATTATTACGTCCATAAGACAACAGGGGTAGAATATTTTCATTTTGATGGGCTTCGTGCCGACCTAAAAAAGATTGATATGTGCTATCGCTCTACTCGTTGTGTGAAGCATATCCCTGAAGAATACTTTACCGCTAGCATTGCACAGCGCATGGAACTGTTGGCTGGTTTGCTTGATACAGATGGAATGCTAAAAAAAGGCGAAAATAGATATTCTTTTTCTACAACAGAACCGCAGCTCCGCGATGATTTCACTACGCTTGTTTCAACATTCGGTTGGCGTTGCTCTGTAACCAGTTATGCCCCTCGCGTTTCTTCTAGTGGTGTTCATGGGAGAAAAACTGTTTATCGGATTGATTTTAATCCAACTTGCCCTATCCCTTGCGTTGTTCCTCGTAAACAAATGAAATCGTTCTCCAAACCTCGCCGTGTGGCGTTTTGCGGGTTTGAACGCATCGAGCCGAAGCAGGGCAACTGCATTCAGGTTGAGGGTGGCGTGTACTGCGCTGGTAAGCGGCTGATTCCCACCCATAACAGTACCTTGTGCATCTTTTTCATCACATGGCTAATGGGCAACCGCCCTGACGTTGCATCGGTTATGAGCGGACACTCTGACAAGCTGACCAATGGTTTCTACGGCGAAGTGCTGTCCATCATTACTGACCCTGTGACCTACAACTGGGGCAAAATTTTTCCTGACGTTCAGCTTGTGGATAAAAGCGCAAAGGACGAAAGCGTTGACCTGAACCGAAAGAAGCGCTTCCCCACCCTGACTTGCCGCTCAATCGGCGGTACGCTGACTGGTGCTGTTGAAATCGGCGAGGGCGGCGTTTTGTACAGCGATGACTTGATCGAGGACTTGGAGGAAAGTCTGAACGTTGAGCGTTTGAACAACAAGTACGATGCCTACCTGAACCAGCTAAAAGACCGCAAAAAGCAAGGCGCATTGGAACTGATGGTCGGTACGCGCTGGAACGTTCTTGACCCTCTTGGACGCATCCAGAACCAATATGCAGACAATCCGAAGTACCGCTTTCGAGTGATTCCTGCGGTGGACGAGAACGGGCACAGCAACTTCAATTATGACTATGGCGTTGGGTTTGACGATGCCTACTATGCCGATATGAAAGCCAGCATTGATGATGCAACATGGTGGGCAAAGTACATGGGCAAGCCCTATGTGCGTGAAGGTCTGCTATTCCCTGCTGATGAACTGCGGTATTTCAACGGTGTTCTGCCTGATGGGGAGCCAGATCGCAAGCTTATGGTCATGGATATTGCATGGGGCGGCGGTGACTTCACCGCCTGTCCTATCGCTTATGTGTACGGGGATGCTGTGTTCATCCCTGATCTCGTGTTCAATAACGGCGATAAGACCGTAACCAGACCGGAAGTCGTGGGCAAAATCATCCAGCACAAAATTAACGTGGTGCGTGGCGAAGCCAACAACGGCGGCGATGAATATTGTGACGTGGTGGACAGCCAGCTCCGGCAGCAGGGCTATCACTGCTCTGTCCGCAGCCAGCGTGCGCCCAGTGGCCAGAGCAAGCTGTCAAGAATCATTCAGTATGCGCCAGATATCAAACGGTTCTATTTCCTTGACGAAAAACACCAGTCAAAAGAGTACAAGGCGTTCATGGAACAGGTCACGATGTTCACGCAGCTTGGCAAAGTTCCGCACGATGATGCACCGGATAGTCTGGCTCAGCTTGCCGATGAATTGTATAACGGAATCAGTAAAATTGAGCCTGTCAAGAGGCCTTTTTGATTAAAAACACAATATATTGTGTTCGCTGGGTCTATTTATTTGATTTCACCACTTGACAAGGCTTATAATGTACGCAGGAAGTTTTGCAGCTTCCCTTAAAGGAATAGCTTGCACGCGGGGTTTTGTCATTTTACTCGCGTGCGTGTCAACAAGCATATTCCTCCTTTCACCGGTGGAGGTTTTCTCACTCTTTCACCTTCACCGGGCTTTATATGTTGCGTTTCCAATTGTAAGGGGAATGCCAGTCTGTCTCCTCCACGGCTGGCAAGCAACGGTTCGATTCCGTTACGCAGCACAACCAACCACCTAGCTTTGCATGGACTTATTCTCCAAAACCTCCACCGCTATTCCCGGCTCTCGATGCAATGGTTAGGCATGACATTGCAAAGAGCAGCGGTTAATTAATCAAGCCGGGTTTTTATGTTGCATTAGCTCAGTTAGGCTAGAGCATCCGGCTCATAACCGGACATACATTGGTTCAAATCCATTATGCAGCACCAAAATTGCAGCCGACCCGTTGACTGTCCGTCAAACTGAATGTAAAGACTGCAATGGTTTTCTTCGGGCGAAGAATAGCACGGCTGGAAGTGCGAACAGTTTCCCAGTAGCTTCTGACAGGTCTGTGCTCAACAGCCTGTTTCCAGAAATCCAACGAAAGGAGCACAGATGGTAGCAAAAGTAAGATGCAAGCGTCCTCGAAAAGACGCAAACGGCAATCCGTGTGATTGCGGACGTTATCTTGGCGAAGTGGAAGGTAAGTTCTCCCTTCTGTGCCCTCTTTGCCATTGGATTACAATTGGAGATTCCAACCTTCCAAAAGATACATGGGTCTCCGTACCAAAGTTTAAAAACTGAATAGTTTTTGAAGCGCAGTTGTAAGCGCAGTGAGATAGACCTTAACAGGTTTGTCTTGCTGCGCTTTTTATTTTGCCGGAAAGGAGGAACGCATGGCTGAGTATCAGATAGTTGTTGACGGCTTCTTGAATGAGCCGCTAACCGGACGCAGGCCGATTGAAACGCCGGAGACGGAAATCAATCGGGTGAATGTTCTGAAAGTGGTTATGGGCAAGGCAGAGCCTATTCATCTGCTGAACAAGAACGAGATTCGTTTTCTGCATAACTACTACTTGGGTAGCCAGCCTGTCCTCCATCGCACGAAGGAGTACCACGCTGAAATCACCAACCGTATTGTAGAGAACCATGCCAACGAGTGCGTTGGCTTCTACACCGGCTACATGAGCGGCACTCCTTGCTCTTATGTGCGGTCTGAAACTGCAACAGGTGACGGCGAGGAAATTGCCCGTCTGTCCAATGCTTTGCAGTATGAGGGCAAGGATGCGCTTGATCGGCGGCTCTGGCAGTGGATGTTGGAGTGCGGACAGGGATACCGCATTGTTCTTCCTGACAAGGGGTACAACGGCAACTACCCGGATGAAACGCCTCTGCTGGTGGACGTTCCCGACCCAGACATGGCGTATGTGATTTACAATTCCGGCATCGGGCATAAGCCTATTGCCAACGTGCTGCATATCCCACGCAATTATCAGAACGACTTAAACGACCTGATTTGCGTGTACACGCCGAACCAGTACTTTGAAATCGACAACGGCAAGGTTACAAAGTCTGAGAATCACTCTCTCGGAATGTTGCCGATGGTCGAATACAAGCTGAACCCGGAGCGTATGGGTCTGTTTGAACCGGCTATCCCTGTGCTGGATGCCATCAACGACCTTGAAAGCAACCGTTTAGACGGTGTGGCGCAGTTCATCCAGTCCATCATGGTGTTTACCAACTGCCTTGTGGATGATAACGCACTGAAACAGGTCAAAGAGCTTGGCGCAATGTGTCTGAAATCTACAACCAGCTTGCCTGCCTCCGTTTCGCAGATTGCAAATGAGCTTGACCAGCAGCAGAGCCAGACCTTGCTTGATTCCATGTTGAACGTGTACCGCAGTCTGACTGCCATGCCTAGTGCTACTGGCAGCGAAAACGCAACGTCCGACAATGTTGGCGCGGTCATCGTCCGCAACGGTTGGAATCACACCGAAGCAAGAGCGCAGCAGTATGAGAATATGTTCAAGTACGCTGAACGCCATAGCTTGTCTGTGATGCTCAAAATTCTGCGTGACACGGCTGGTTCTAAGCTGATGGCAAGTGACATCAACATCAAACTGCCACGCCGTCAGTACGACAACCAGCAGAGTAAGGTTCAGATTTTTGCACAGATGATTCAGCAGCCGATTGACCCGCAGTTGGCGTTCACCACGCCCGGTCTGTTCCCTGACCCGCAGGCTGCTTATGAAATGAGCAAGCCATTCTTGATTGCTGCTGGCAAGCTGGGCGAGGACGGGAAAGCGCCGAAGCCGCAGGAACAGCCCAAACGGGATGTTACCGGCACAAATGTCGGGAACATAGCAGATGAACAGTCTGCCGATACCAATAAAGAAACAGAGGGCCAATAACCCTTTGCTATAAATACGGCAGGGAAGCCGGGATACAAATTTCGCAGCGTTGCAGGGAAGCAACGGTAAAAAAACGCAGGAGGAAATTAACGATATGAAACTCAATGTGTTGCTTGGTGATGCCTACAAAGAGGGCATGACCGCCGATGAAATTATTTCTGCGCTTGAAAAGGTTGCAGACCCTAACGCAGAGATTGAGAAGCTGCGCAACGCCGTGACGAAAGCCAATGGCGAAGCTGCCGAGTACAAGAAGCAGCTCAAGGAAAAGCGTACCGATGACGAGAATGCCGCACAGGAACAGGCTGACAAGCTGGCAGAGATGCAGAAGCAGATTGAAGCCCTGACTGCCGACAAGGAAAACCTCGTCAAGGAAAAGACTCTTGCATCTTACCGTGAGAAGTTTGTTGCACAGGGTTATAACGCTGAACTCGCCAACAAGGCTGCATCTGCACTGGCTGACGGTGACATGGACAAGGTGTTTAAGTTCCAGTCGGAGTTTATGACCGCCCACGACACCGCATACAAGGCTTCCCTGCTGAAGGATATGCCCACACCTCCGGGTGCGGATGGCAATGGTGACGGCGCAGATAGCGCAGGAGTTTCCTTTGCTAAACGCTTTGCGAAGGAGCGTGCAGACGCAAACAAGGCATCGAGTGACGCAATGACTGCTTTCCATTAAGGAGGAAAACATGAAGTACACCAATACTCCGGTATCGGCTCCTGAAAGCACTATTCTGGCTGCTGATACCTACGTTGCCATTCCCTTTACCGTCAAGGAGACCAATGCCGTTCCGGCTGGCTATCCTATGGCAAAGACTGGCCTGAAAGCTGCTGCCACTACTGGCACCAGTGCTGCTGATGCAGCTACCGATGCCATTGGCATTCTGCTGCACACTGTTGACCCTGCCGTCAACCCCAATGGCGCACTGCTGATTCAGGGCGTTATTGATGTGGACAAGGCAAAGCTGTCCGGCTTTACCTATTCTGCAAACGATATTGCCGCTCTGAAAAAGGCTGTTCCCGCCGTTTTCTGCCGTACCGATGTTGGCGCAAAGAGCGAGTAAGGAGGACTAAATTATGGCACTGAATCTGAATGAAATCTTCTCCCCTGCTGCGATTGCCGCCTACTGGACGAATGACCCGACCAATGCGCAGCCCTATGCTTCTGATGCTCTGTTCCCCGCCCGTAAGAAGGTCAGCATGGAACTGAAGTGGCTGCGTGGTCACAAGGGCGTTGGCGTTTCGCTGAAGCCTAGCGTGTTCGACACTAAGGCTACGTTCCGTACTCGTCAGGGCATCAAGATGACCGAGACCAATATGCCGTTCTTCCGTGAGGGTACTCACATTGACGAGGAAGACCGCCGCAAGATTATCTCTGTTCTGGCTACCAATCAGGAGTTTGCGGCAGACGTTATCAATCGTGTCTACGATGATACCGCACAGCTTATCACTGGTGCTCGTATCGTTCCTGAGCGTATGGTATGGCAGCTTCTGGCTCCCAAGGATGGCAAGCCCGGCATCTCCATCGAATCCAACGGCGTGAGTTACGTCTACGATTACGACCCTGACGGCACTTGGAAGCAGTCCAATTACAAGGCTCTGGCTACCAAGGAGAAGTGGGATGCTCCTACCACTGCAACCCCCATCGCCACGATGACTACTGCCGCAAACACCGTGCTGGCAAACACTGGTGAAATTATCACCGATGCCTACATGAACACCAACACTTTCCACAAGATGATTGCTGCGGATGAAATCAAAAACCGGTTCCTGACGGTTATGAAGACCCCCACCGCTGTTCTTGTCGATTCTGAGGCACGTTCTGTTGTCGAAAGCGCATCCGGCATCCGCATCCACCTGTATGACAAGATGTTCAAGCCGGAAGAGACCGCTGCTGCCGAGAAGTATCTGCCTGATGGCTATGTCGTGCTGGCTCCTTCTGGCTCTCTGGGTAATATGTACTATGTTGCCACCCCTGAGGAAGTCGACCTGATGGCTGGCATCTCCAACGCACAGGTTTCCGTTGTGAACACTGGCGTTGCTGTTACCACCGAGCAGACCGTGCATCCCGTCAACACCAACATCTACGTCTCCGAAATCGTCCTGCCGTCCTTTGAGCGCATGGACGCTGTGTACTGCATCAAGGCTTACTAAGGCGAAAGGAGGAAAGCAGCATGGGAGACCAGTATTCCGAAGCGGCAGTCAAGCTGGGGCAGTACATTGCTCCTGCACTTGACCGTGAAATCACGGACGAGGACTACCCACTTTTCGACCTGCTGCTTGATTTCGCCAAAGACAAGATATTTGCACAGGGCTACCCCTTCGGTAACAGACCGGACGAGCTGCCCTCGCAGTATCAGTCGTTGCAGATACGCATTGCAGCGGAACTGTATAACCACATCGGCGCGAACGGACAGACGAGCTATACCAACAACGGCATTACTCGTGTTTGGGAAAGCTCCGATGTGGCGCAGTCCCTGCTGAATGAAGTGGTTCCGAGAGTAGGTGTTATCGGCTGATGTTCAATGGAAGCCCGCTGGATAAACGCCCGTTGTGGTATTCAAACCCGGTTGGCGAGAAAACGCCTGTTGTGGACGAGTGGGGCAACGAGACTGGCGAGACATCGCAGACGTGGAGTGACCCTGCAAAGCTGATGTTGAACGTCAGCCCGCCTACTGGTTCTGCGGAAGCAAACCCTTTTGGAGCATTCACGGATTACAGCTACGTTGTCAGTTCGTCCAGTAAAAAGCACAACACACCGCTTTATGAAGGCACACACGTCTGGTTTCAGACGGACGTTTCAAAGCCCTTCAATTACATTGTGGTCAAGGTCGCAGAGCATATTACAGACACGAAGTATGCTCTGAAAGAGGTGGCTGCAAGTGAAAATTAAAGTGAGGTTGAGCGATGCCGGACTTCGTGATGCGGAACGTCAGATACAGGAGTACAAGGCCACCCTGAACAAAAAGGCTAGAGCGTTTGCTTTTCGTCTTTCTTGGTTGGGGCTTGAAGTCGCAAAGATACGTTTTGCCAATGCGAAATATTCTGGCTCCAATGACGTGAAATGCCATATCAACCAAAAAGACAAGACTTGTACCATCGTTGCAGAGGGCAAGGCAGTTGCCTTTATTGAGTTTGGCACTGGCGTAGCGCATTCCGCTTATGGCGGCGAGCTTCCTGCTGGTGTTGGAGAACACGGCACTTACGGAAAAGGGAACGGCAAGCGTGACCACTGGAGTTACTACGGAGACCCCGGCAATGATGCCAACACCGTGATGTACAAAAACAAGGGAACGCTAGTCGTAACCAGCGGCAACGAACCAGCTATGGCTATGTGGGGAGCTGTTGAGGAAATGGCTTCTCAAGTCGAAGCAACGTGGAGGGAGGTTTGGAATAGTTGATTGATTATTTCAACTCTATCTACATGGCTGTTGCTAAGGAACTGCGAAAACAAGTTCCAGGCGTCTTCGTTACTGGTGAAATCAATGACAGCAACGTTAAGAAGTTTCCGTGTGTGCAGATAGAGGAAAACAGCAATCTTCCTGTGCACATTGATTCTGCCGGGCACAGCAAGTACGCTGCCGTTTCCCTGCGTGTGCGTGTCTATTCCAATAAGAACACTGGACGCATTGCAGAAGCACGTTCCATCGTTGGAATCGTGGATTCTATTCTTGAACCGCTCAATTTTTATCGCAAATCGTTTGCCCCGTTGAATGGGCTGTACAACAATTCCGTCTATCGGATTGATTGCAGCTACGGGGCAACAATCGGAGAGGACGGAATGATTTACCGAAACTAAGGAGGTAAACATTCTATGAGTATTGCTATCTCCGGTCTGAATACCACCCTGTATTGTGGCGACAGCGCAACCGCTCTGACGAAGCTGTGCGACATTAAGGATGTGCCAGACCTGATCTCCGACCCGAACCTTCTGGATGCAACCACCCTGTCTGATGGTATGCAGAAGCAGATTTTTGGCATTGTTCAGGCTGACACCAAAGCCTTTACCGCCAACTACAACAAGACCGACTACGCCGCCGTCAAGGCCGCTGGTTATGACGATACCTCTGAGAGCAACGTGGACAAGTACTACGCCTTGAAGATGCAGGACGGATCCGGCTTTACTTGGCAGGGTATGCACCAGGTCGGTCTGTCTGGCTTTGGTGTGGATGAGGTCGTGGAAATGACCATCAATTGCATCTTCCACTCCACCCCGAAGTTCAGCGAGAGCCTGACCGTTAATGGCGGCTAAACTGCAAAAATCGAATCAATCAAACCGGGCAGAACTGAACAACGGATTTGGTTCTGCCCCTATTTATAAAGGAGAGCATTTATTATGGCTGCTAAGGTTATCAACTTTCATTCCCCCGATGGCAAGAACACTTACGAGCTGACTTTCACCCGCGAGAGCGCCGAAGCCACTGAACGCAACGGCTTCCAGATCTACGAGTTCTCTAACGGCATCAACCCTGTTAAGAACACTAAGGCTCTGTTCTACGGCGCATTCATTGCTCGCAACAAGGGCATCAAGCGCAATGCGGTTGACGATATGCTTGATCACATCGAGGACAAGGAAGGTCTGATGGCTGCCCTGATGGAAATGTATGCAGAATCCGTCAAGGCTCTGATTGCCACCGATGAAGAGGACAAGACCGCAAAAAACGCAACGTGGGAGATTGTGTAACCTCACAGTCTCAAGAATCGGACAGTCGCACAGAGCCATTCTCTGTGTCTAAGCTGTTCCACGATGTAGAAGCCTATTACATTTCCATTGGCATGACCTATGACCAGTTCTGGCGTGATGACGTTTGGCTGGCAAAGGTCTACCGGGACGCGGAAGAACTGCGTGCCCACAGAGCCAATGTTGAAGCGTGGAGAAATGGTTTCTACACGGCATCTGCGCTTTCCTCTACGGTTGGCAATATGTTCCGCAAGAAAGGGTCTAGCCCCATCAAGTACATGGATAGACCGATTCCTCTCACCCAGAAAGAGCAGGACGAATACGAATACCAACGCGCACTGGAAGCGCAGGAACGCATCAAGAGGGCGATGTTCTCTATGATGAATCAGAAGGACGGTGGTAGCAATGGCTGATGTTGATATTACAAGCTTATCCGTAGAGATCTCTGCGGAATCGCAGGGTGCAGAGCTTAACATTGACAAGCTTGCTACCGCCATTTCTAATTTGCGGACGAAGGGCAGTGTTGGCAAGGTCTGTACAAGCCTTGATAAGCTGTCTAGTTCCATTTCCGCGCTAAAACAAGCGTCTGCCGGAATTTCCGGTCTGGATAAGGTCACAAACTTCCTGAATGGTATCTCTTCCGTCAACACAACCGCTGGCGTGAAAGGTGTTAACTCCGTTGTAAATGCCATCAAGAAGATTCCAAACGCGGTATCTGCTCTGAACGGCGTGGACTTCTACTCCATGTCCGGTAGCATCACGCAGTTGACGAATGCTCTTGCACCCCTGTCCATTTTGGACATTTCCGGCTTGAAATCGCTTGGTAGCGCGTTCAAGGCGATTGGCACTGTGCCGGACCTGACCGACAAGCTAAAAGCAGCAGACCTTGATTCTTTCGCGGATTCTTGCCAGAAGATATCCGCTGCGCTCACTCCCCTTGCATCTCAGCTTGACAAAGTAGGCAACGCCTTTGCAAAACTACCTCCACAGTTGAGCAAGGTCGTGACGCAGGCTAACCGTGTGACCGCTGCCAATGAACGGCAGAAAAAAAGCTACATGAGCCTTTCCGGCCAGATGAACAGCTTCATGCGGTCTGCGGCAAAGCTTGTCTCGCTGAAAGCCATTGCCACCTATCTTGGCAACGCAGCGGAAAAATTCAATAGCTATTATGAAGCTGCAAACCTGTTTGGCGTGTCCATGAAGGGGCTGACCGGCGAAGCAAGCACGTTCATCAACAAGATGGAGACCCTGCTTGGCATCGACCCAACTGAAGCCATGAACAACATGGCAACGATTCAGGGTCTGACCACCTCGTTTGGTATGGCAAGCGACAAAGCGTATGTGCTGTCCAAGAACCTGACGCAGCTTGGCTACGACCTCGCTTCTTTGAAGAATATCCCTGTTGCGGAATCCTTTACGAAGATTCAGGCAGCTATCTCTGGCGAATTGGAACCGATTCGCCGTCTGGGTGTCGATATTTCTAACGCACGGTTGCAACAGGAACTGCTTAATCTTGGCTATTCGCAGAGCGTTTCCACCCTGTCTCAGGCTGATAAGGCTGTTCTGCGGTACATTGCCATCATGAAGCAGACCACCGATGCACAGGGAGACTTTGCCCGAACTCTGTCTAGCCCTGCGAACATGATTCGTATCTTGCAGGCACAGCTGAACAGTCTGGCTCGCGCCGTTGGTTCTTTGCTCTACCCTGCCCTGAAATCCATTCTCCCTCCGTTGATCGCAGCCGTTGAGCTAGTCAAAGAACTAGTCACTGGCATTGCATCCATGATGGGCGTGAAGGTGGAGTTCCCCGATTTTAGTAGTGCAAGCGATGCTGTTGGTGGCGTCACGGACGCGATGGACAATACCACCAAAGCGACCGGCAAAGCTGCAAAGGCGTTCAAGAACTACATCATGGGTTTCGATGAGCTGAACGTCATCCAGAAGGACAATGGCTCTTCCGGTGGTTCCGGTTCTGGTGCTGGCGCTGCTGGCAACCTCTTGGGCGATGTAGACTTGTCCGGCTACGATATGTTCAAGAACTACGTTGGTTCTTCTGTTGATGAAATCAAGGCAAAACTTGAAAAGTTACTTCCGCTCATCTCTGGAATTGCAGCCGGGTTTGCGACATGGGCAATTAGCAACTCAGTTCTTACCGCCCTTGAGAAAATCAAAGGCGAAGGCTCTTTGATTGAAGCAGTCTTGAAGCTTTGGAAAAACCCGATAATGGCAGCTGCGGTTGCCGTTGGCATTATCGTTGCAAGGTTTGTAAGCCTTTATCAGAATAGTGAGAAATTCCGAAAAGGTCTTGAGCGTGTAAGAGCGCTCGTTTACCTCGCAGCAGAAGGGTTCAAGCAAGGCTGGAATATATCTCTTACGGATGGAAAGCTTGGAGAATCCCTTGAGTATTTGAAGGAATCTCTTTCCAATCTCGGCCAATCTATCCTGAATTTGCTCCCCGAAAGCTGGCAAGAAGGAATCACTTCCGCGTTTGATTCCATTTCAAAAGTTGTGAAGAAGCTCGACCTTGACGTTTGGGATTTAGTTACAACGCTTGCTGGCATCGGACTTATTGTATCCGGTCATCCTGTTGCGGGTCTTGCTGTTATAGGATTTGAAGCTATTTCCGTAGCTGTTCGCGGGCTTGGAAGTGAAAATCAGAAAACCGCCTTTGGAATGGAAACCGACTGGTTCAATTCCTTCAAGTCTATTGGCGAAAGCGTTGCAAACTTTGCGGCTGCTGCCGTTACCGCGATTGGGAACATCATTAACGATATTGCAATCTTTGTTGGTTGGATTAAAAACGGAGTTTCCGAAACAGACCGCTTGGATTTGCAGATGAATGGCAACTTCATTGAAAACTTTGTAATGGGCATTGCCCAAACAATCCACAATATAGGCGTTTTTGTTGGGTGGATTACAAGTGGCGTTGATGAAGCTGACCGGTTGGCAATTGCAGCGAACGGAAATTTTGCAGAAAAGTTCATCCTTCTGATTGCTGACGTTATCAACGGAATTAAAGAAGCCGTGAAGTGGTTCGGGAAGTTAATCGAGAAAATCTCCAAGTTCAATCCTGTTAGCGTTGGCAAAAACATCATAGATGGCATCGCAAAAGGCATCGTTGGCAGAAAGAGCGTTGCGGATGATGCTGTCAAGGTTGTAACGGACGGAATCCAAGAAGAAGCACAGACTGAGCTTGGCATCCACTCCCCTTCTAAAGTTTTCAAGGGCTACGGTGGTTACATCGTAGAAGGTCTTGCCAATGGTATCTCCGCTGCCAAAGACCTTGCGGTGAACGCTATCCAGTCCGTGTCTGATGCAGTAAAGACCATCGGTTCTCAGCTGGCAGATGAGAACTACGGTTTGCGCGGTGGCTCTATCAGCCTGTCTGTTGACGCAAGCGGCAAGTCCATGATGGACACCGCAAACGCGCTGAAACGCACGATGCGCACCACCAATGATAGCTTTGGCGGCTGGTTCAAGAAGATGAAAACCGACTTGGGCGACTTCACAGAAGGTATCAACGCTGTTACTAAGGCAGGCAAAGACATCTCCAACGGCTTCAAATCTTCTATTGATGCTCTTACCGCTGCATCGAAGTCCATCCTGAACACGCACGATGGTTTTGTGAGTGCGGTCTCTGATATCCGGTCTTTTGTAAAGACGAGCGTTGCGGAGATTGAGAACGAGTACCAGTACAACGGTTTCTTTGGCGCTGCCGGTCTTGCCATTCAAAAGGCGTTTGAGGGCGTGTACCTTGTGTTCGACAAGGTTTCTACTGCCATCAAGAACGTGTCTGACACCATTGATAGCGTAAAGAACGTTATCACCACCTTTAATGCCCTGAAAACCAAAGTTGGTGAGGTCATCGACCAAGTTCCCGCTTTGAAACAGGCGTATGGTGGCCTGAAATCGTTCTTTAGTGACCTGTTCAACAAGGATAGCGGCATTGGCAAAATCGTGTCTGACGGCTTTGACTTCATCAAAACGAAAGCTGGAGACGTAGCAAACTGGTTTAAGGAAAAGCTCAACATTGGAAGTTCCGGCAGCTCTGCTGGTGGCGGTTCGTTAGGAGCTCTCGGAAGTACAGCGGCTTCTGGCGGCGCATTGTCGCATCTTGGTGCATACGGTGGAATAGGCGCTGGTGTTGGCCTTGGCCTTTCTGGTGGCATCCAGTGGTGGAAGGACATGATAGGGACTTGGGGAGATTCTGATAAATCCTCTGGCACAAAAGTTCTTGAATCCATAAAGCACACCCTTTGGGATTTGTCACCTATTGGAGCACTCGTGAATCTTGGCAAGAAGATTTTCGGCTTTGCAAGCGGTGGTTTCCCTGATGCCGGACAGCTTTTCATCGCCCGAGAAGCCGGTGCAGAGATGGTCGGTTCTATGGGCGGTCACACAGCAGTTGCCAACAATGACCAAATCGTTGAGGGAATCCGCGAAGGTGTTGAAGCTGCAATGGAGCGTCAGAACCAGCTTCTGCGCCGTCAGAACGAGCTGTTGCAGGCTCTGCTTGAGAAGGAAGGGAACGCAGAGATCAACGTGTCCAGCTTCTATCAGGCAGTGAACAGAACGAACCAGCGCAACGGCAAAACAATTATCCCGGTAGGTACTTAAAGGAGGGGCATTTATGGAACTTGACCAGTACAATCCGATTCGGAGCGTGGATGGGCAGTATCTTAAATGCCCCTCTTCTTATCAGTGGCGGTTACAGGACATTTCAGCATCCGATGCCGGACGCACAGAGGATAACAAGATGGACAAGAAACGTCTTGGACAGTGCGTCAAGCTGGAACTGGAATGGAAGTACACCACCATTCAAGAAGCCGCTGTTATTCTGAAAGCGTTCAACCCGGAATACATCAACGTCACCTACCTTGACGCAATGGCTGGCGATTGGAAAACCAGCGAGTTCTACGTTGGTGACCGTGCTGTTCCTATGTACAATTCGCGGATGAATCGCTGGGAAGGGATATCTTTTAACATTATCGAAAGGGCTGCACACTGATGGTCAATGTATCGCAAGATATCATAAAATCCTTCAACGAGGGCAACAAACAGACTGCTCTTATTGAGGTTACTGCTGGCAGCAAGACGTTCACCATCACCGATGCAGATATCATTCAGGGCGGGTTGAAGATTGACCGGTACTGCGTGACAAACAGCAAAATCGAGGTCGGCTCTGCGGTTGCGTCTGAACTGTCCTTGAAGCTGCGAAACTACGATGGCAGGTTCAACGATGTTTCCTTCGAGGGCGCTGTCCTGAACGTTAAAATCGGCATCAAACTGTCCAGCGTCCTTGAGGGCGCAATGCTTGGCAAGGGCATTCTTGGACGTATGATTCTTGGCTCTGCATCTTCCGATCAAGACGTTGCGTATGTTCCCTGTGGTTTGTTCATTGTAGACACGCCACCCAGAAAGCTAAGCACTATAAGCATCTCTGCATTGGACTACATGGTCTTGTTTGACCGTGAGGTGAACGCTTCTGCCCTCTCCTTCCCTATCCATGTTGACGCGCTTATTCAGAAAATCTGCTCCATCTGCAATGTCACGCTTGCAACGGACGTTTCGGTGCTGCCAAACCACTATTTCAGCATCGGTGGTCTGCCGGATACTAACCAGAAGCTGACCTACCGCCAGCTTTTGCAATGGTGTGCGCAGCTTACCGGTACTTGCGCGTTTATGGATGGTAGCGGAAGGCTTGTGCTGAAATGGTATGAGCAGACCGGCGTGACCATTACCGCAAGTGAACGCTATTCCAGTGATATGTTGGAGAACGACATCACCATTACCGGCTTCACCTGTGACGATGGCAAGGGCAACACATACCTGTCTGGCACAGCAGATTACACGCTTGACCTAAGTGACTGCGGTTTCCTGACCAACGCCTACGATGGTGTCTTGAATGAATTGCAAGCTGCGCGCGGCGGGTTTGCATACCGCCCATACAGCGCTACTATCAAGTCCGCGCCATATTTGTTCCCGCTGGACATGATACGCTACAAGGACAAAGACGGCGTTGTACATGATACCATTGTCACCAACGTTACGCTTGCTTTGAACTGCAACACAGCGATTTCCGGCGCTGGCGAAACGATCACAAGTTCTTCCTACGCGCAGTCTACAAGCGGCGTTACAAACCAGCAGGCGGCAACGGACAGGGCAAACCTAGTAAAAATAAACCAAGCAGAGCAAAACGCCAAAAATGAACTTTACAGCATGATGACGTTTACTCCTGAAAATGGGTTGGTCATCACTCGTAGCAACTGGGAAGGCAAAGTCCAAATCACAGGCCAAAACGTACAGGTCGTTCGTGGAAACAATAAAGTTGTTATAAACGACAATGGCATAGACATAACGGATGGCTATGGAAGTGTTTCTATATATAGCGGTGGCATATCTTTTCACGGCATTCGCAACAGTAAAATTTTTGAATGGCCTTATAAGAAGGATTCTTATGGAAACCCTACAGGTGGATTTGATGCACAAACAACAAAAATTGACCTTTCCTCTTACTCATCAGTTATATTAGTTTACGACACACAGAAAGAAGGAACTTGGCTTGCTTCCGGTGGTGGCGCTGGTAGGCTTACCGTTGTTCTTCCAGTTAACGGACAAACATATTCTTACGCTTATCCGTGGAATACCGTTCATTGGAGAGAAGTAAAAGTTGAAACCACTGGAATCACATTCGGTTACGGAAAAGAACGAACGTCAGATTATAAAAACAACGTTATAACAGGTTTGATACATTTGGAAACTCCCGTTACTGATGGCGCAACCAAAAACAACAGCGTATGCCGCCCGCTGGAACTGTACGGTTTTATGTGAGGAGATATTATGGAGCATTTCAAATTCAAGTGCAAAGTTGCATCGGATGGTCGATTGTATGGCGGCGGCTGGTGCCACGAAAGCGTTATCCCAAACCCGCTTCCGCTTGATGAAATTCTGTTTGATGACTTGTCAGGAATGACAGAAGGGTTTTATACAGACTATTTGTGGGATGGAAGCAATTTGATATACAGCCCCGTACCAACAGACGATGAGCCTGCTGATCCCGAAACAGAAACAGCTTTTACGCAAACCAACGAAAATGAAGATGAGGTAACTTATCAATGAGCTATCAAAAGCAGAACTTTGCAAACGGCGAAGTGCTTACCGCTCCGCAGCTGAACCACATTGAGGACGGCATTGTGGATTTGGAGAGCAATTCAAACACTACGCTTGCTGGCAAAGCAGATAAATCAGAAGTGCAAGCGAACGCGAAAAGCATTTCCGATGAAACCACCCGCGCCAAGGGCGAAGAGCAGCGCTTGGATACCGCCATCACCGCCGAAACCGCTCGCGCGGAACAGGCAGAGCAAGCGCTGGATACGCGCACCGCAGCCCTCGAATCTTGCGGATTTGTCGTTGTAGACGGCAAAATCTGCGTGAAATATGTCAAACGCTGAAAGGAGCAAAACACATGACTGATAACACTGAGACTGTAGCTGCAGCGGCAACTCTCGTAACCGAGCCTCCCTATCTGGACAAGACCGCAAAAGACAATGGCAAAAAGCTTGACCAGATGACCGCCGCCCTGCTGGGTATGTCCAGCTCGCTGGGCGTGATCGCGCGGGCACAGACCGGCGTGGTGGAGGAGATGGACTATAACGGCATCAAGGCCGTGGTGGCTGCCGGTAACGCACCGGCGGTTTTCCCGGTGGGCACCCAGCTTGTCAACACCTACACCGGCAAGGACGGCAAAGTCTACGACTGCCCGTGGGACGTGGTAAAGACGGACGATATCGCCGAGGGTGAGACCGGCACCACCGCACCCGCAATGGTGCTGCAGATGCACTACGCATCTCTGGAAGATATCCAGTTTTCCGCATATCAGGCCTTTTTCGTTGTGCCGGAGGCTGGCCTTGTGGCTGGCGCCTACAACGTCAAGATGGGGCTGGACTGGGGCAGCAACGTAAAGACTGGTACCGTCTACCAGTTTACTCTGACCAAGAACGCCCCTGCAGGCGCACGCCTGACCGGCTTCTATAATGCACCGGACGTTGCGCCCGCAAACTGGAAGGTCTACGTCTACAAGGATCGGATGAAGTCCGAGCTGCTGGAGACCTGCAACGTGACCGCCGGTGATGCTGGCACGAACCTCGGCACGTTCCTCGCAAAACCCAACGGCAACCTGAACGGCTTGCACCCCGTTGGCTACGGCGACAACCGGTGGTGGAAGTCCGCGTATCGTCAGTACCTCAACAGCGATGCACCCGCTAAAGAGTGGTGGGCTCCGCAGGACGAGTGGGACATGAAACCCGATCAGGCAGACACCGTGCCCGGCTTCCTTGCGGGCTTCTCTGATGACTTCAAGGCTGCCCTGACCCGCGTGAAGGTCGTGACCTACGGCAACACCGTCACCGATGACGGCAGCGCTGTGGTGACCTATGACAAGATTTTCCTGCCCTCGCTGCAGGAGATCTACTGCTCGCCGCAGGTGTCTGGCGAGGGCACCGGCTACTGGCCTTACTGGAAAGAGCGCACCGGCGCAAAGACCCCGCAGGCTCTGTGGCAGACCTACCCGCTGCGCATCACCCGCGATCTGGCACAGCGTACTGTGGGCCGCCGTGTGCGGCTGCGCTCTGCGTATCGTGGCGGCGGCAACGATGCCTTCTACGTGGGCTCCAGCGGCGGCGTCTACGGCTGGAGCGCGGTCGGCGCGGGTCGCTGCGCCCCGGCTTGCGAAATGACCAATCTTAAATAATCACCGGGCAATCCCTTGCCCGGTGAGAAAGTGAGTGCTATCCCATGGCAATGCGTAAAGACCAGATACCGGACAATAAATTCACGCTGCCGCTTGACGCGCGTGAGCTGGCACTGTATACCAGACAGATCACCAAAAACGCGAAAGTGTTTGACCTCGAAATTGACGCAAGCCTTCCCGGTCAACTGCGCGCTACGGCAGACCGGATATTTTTTGATATCTTCGGAGCAAACGACCTCCGGCTGGACAAGCCGAACGAAAGAGAGGAGCGCTTTAAGCTTCAAAGGCACGCCGTCCGGCTGTGCACCGTCCTTTTGGCGGAGATAGACATGGCAAAAGCCAGCTACCACCTTTCTGGCAAACGGTGCTCTTTCTGGGGCAACACTGTGCGCGATATCCGGCAGCGTTGCCGGGACTGGCACGAGAGTGATGCAAAGCGTGCAAAAGCGCTTTGACATAAAAATGGCTGTAGGCTAATGGGCCGCAATGTGCGGCTGCGCTCTGCGAATCGTGGCAACGGCAACAATGCCTTCAACGTGAACTCCAGCGGCAACGTCAACAACTGGAACGCGATCAACGCGAATCGCTGCGCCCCGGATTGGACGGCAGCACGCCCACAAAAGCCCCTGCATAGCAGAGGCCGGGCAAAAACTGCCGTGCAAGGAGCCGAGTGCCATGTCTGTCCTCTGGCAGACGAACAATATCAGCCGGACGTGGCCACCCTGCGGGGTGTTGACCGCTATCACCCGGCAGATCCTTGCGAGGAGAGCTGAAAAAATCAGTGCAAGAAGAAGAAATAATAATCGGGTTCGATGCCCTGTATAATTCCGAGGGCAAGTGCGCCAAAGGCGTGTGCCGCAAGGCAAGCGTTGGACGGTTTCACCTGTTTCGGATGGACGAGATCCTGAAACTCCAAAAGGAGCTCGCGACAGGTACATACAAGGCACGGCCAACAATCAAAGTTAGAATCACCTATCCCAAGCCCCGCACAGCGGTTGCGAATGGCTTTCGGGATAGGGTATACCAGCGCTCTCTCAACGACAATGCTGTTTATCCAGCAATGACACGGAGCTTCATCCGGCAAAACGCGGCCTGTCAGACCGGCAAAGGTACCGACTGGGCGCGCAAGCAGGTCAAGCTCATGATGGAGCGCGAATACCGGCAGCACGGCGCTGATGGCTATGTGCTGTTGGTAGATATCCGGCACTATTACGACACGATGCCCCATGACGTGGCAAACCGCTGCTTTGAGCGGCATCTGCCGCCAAGTGTGCATAACCGCGTGCGTGAGGTGCTGGATCGTCAATATACCGGCGAGGCCGGTTATAATCCGGGCAGCCAGATGGTGCAGCTTGCCGGGATCTCGGTGCCCGACCCCATAGATCACTACATCAAGGAGCGCCTGCGGGCGAAAAAGTACGTCCGTTTTATGGATGATAGCCTCATCATCCACCACGACAAGGCGCAGCTTGAGGAGTGGCGGGAGGCGATCCGCGCCCGGTACGCTGCCGATGGCATGGAGCTGCACCCGACCAAGACCAAGATCGTCAGACTAAAGGATGGATTCCGTTTTCTAGGTTTCATCTACCGCCTGACCCCGGCGGGCAAGGTCGTTATGACCGTTGACCCGCAGAACGTCAAGGCCGAGCGCAAGCGCCTGTTTCGGCTTGCCCAGCTCATCAAGGCAGGAGAGAAACCGGTATCTGCCCTGTATGAGCAGTATGGATCATGGAAAGCCCATGCCGCTAAAGGCAACTCGCAGCAGCTGCTGCAGCGCATGGATCAATACGTTAAAACTCTGCTGGAGGGGATAACGACATGAAAATTGTTCGCAACACTGGCGGCATCAAGACCGCCGCCGAAAACGAGAACCGGGACGCGGATTTGGCACAGATCGCGTCTATGGTGGACTTCCTGTGCATTCTGGCCGATGTGCCCATTGAGGACGAGGCTGCAGACAAGGAGGGCATGAGCCATGAGTGATAATCACAGCGCGATCTTTGGCAAAGCAAAAGACGAGTATGAGGCGGGCCTCTGGTCTAAGGCCATGCTACGCATCCTTGTGCAGCGCAAGCCCCAGCGCCTGACCGCAGCGGAGTATGAAGAAATCACCGGCGAAAAGTATTAAGGAGCAGAGTATGAGACCTATCATGGACGTTTCCCGCTGGCAGGGCAGCATCGACTGGGACAAGGTCAAGGCAAGCGGTCTTGTCTCCGGTGTGATGCTGCGGGCGCTGGGCAACAGCGCCAAAGACGCTCCCAGCAAGCCGTACATCGACCCCACCTTTGAGCCCAACTACCGCGAGTGCCAGCGGCTTGGCATCCACTGCGGCGTGTACTACTACTGCAAGGCAGTCAACACAGCAGAGGCAGACGCAGAACTTGCCCTGCTGCGCAAGGTGCTGACCGGCAAGACGGTGCAGCTGCCGGTGGCGGTTGACATTGAGGACAGCTATGTGCAAGCACCGCTCGACAAGCAGACCCTGACGGACATTGCCGCCCATGCGCTGGGCACGGTAGAGCGCTGGGGCTTTTACGCCATACTGTACACCGGGCTGTACTTTGGCCGTGATAACCTGTACATGGGCGGTGCGGCACTCAAGCCGTATGACGTGTGGCTTGCAGCCTACCGCAGCAAAAAGCCCGCGCCGGAATGGAAATTCGGCTTGTGGCAGTACACCAGCAAGGGCAAGATTCCCGGTGTTGTGGACGCGATACCGGGCAAGATTTCCGGCGTGGACTTGTCTGTGCCCTACAAGAACTATGCCAAAATCATCGCTAAGAAGGGTCTGACCCGTCTTCGGGAGGGCAAATGACCGAAAAAGAAGCTTTGCTGTGGGTGCTGGGCATCTTGGGCAGCCTGTGCGCCGCTGCCATCACCATCGACAAGGTGCTGGAAATCATCCATAAGTACATCAAGAAGGCACAGGAGCCGGACAACGCGCAGAACAAGCGGCTGGATGAGCTGGACAAGCGCGTTGGCACCTTGGAACAGGGTCAGCTCCAGCATACACAAGCCCTTGCAAGAGACCTCCGGCGATTTGACGGCATTGACGAAGAAATGCGACTTGTCCTCGTTGGCGTGCAAAACCTTTTGGATGCGCAACTATCCGGCAACAACCGGGAAGGTATGCAAAAAAGCAAGACCGACATTAACAATTATCTGCTGAAAGGAGTAACCAATCATGGAAGCAATCCTTAACACCATTCTCACCCCGCTGCCCGCGTGGCTGGCGCTTGCGCTCATCGTTGTGGGCGCTGTGTCGCTTGTGCTGGGGCTTATCCGTCTGGGCTACGGCGCAGCGGTCAGGACGCTGGTGCTTGACCTCATCGACCAAGCAGAGCGTGAGATTCAGGGCACCAAGCGCGGCGCAGAGCGCAAGGCGTGGTGCGTCAAGATGCTGCGCCACTATCTGGACAACAGCCGGTGGGGCAAGCTGGTCAGCTGGGCTATCACCGAAGAGACCATGAGCAAGGTTATCCAGTTTTTCTTTGACCGGGCACGAGCGGCACTGCAAAAGCAGTAAGGAGGATATCATGGCAAGCACTACATACCGCCATCTCGGTGACGTCACCGAGATGTACGCCGCACAAGAGCAATTTCGTGACCTCACGAAAATGGTCTGCGCACGTTTTCGTGGCCTCACGAAAACATACCATCTCGGCAATGCCAACAAACTGGTGACGTTTTGTCACCGGTTTGCCGTCATTTGCAATATGGTGCGCAACGCCGGACAGCTGCCGCAGCCTTTTTGGCTCGGTGCTGCCTGTGGCGGCAGCTCGCATAGTCTTTCCGCCAGCGTTGCAAGGGCTTAATGCAGAACAGATAAAAGCTGTGATAAAACGTGCGCCGCTTGGGAGGCATGACCGGAAAATCGCCCGGTTGCGGTACGTTGACCAGCTATGCCAAGTTGATATTGCAGCGCGTGTGCCGTATTGTCGGACATCAATCGGCAATAGGCTGAAAATTATTGATAAAATGCTGGATGTGTGATATAATATAATTGTTCGTATCTTTCTGGCTGTAAGGGCGGTCAAAAGATACTGCCTACTTGCATTGGCCGTGCAGGTAGGCTTTTCTTTTTTGCACGAATTGTGGTATAATATTTACAGACAATTCGCTTAATGAATTGCTGGTGTGGTCTGGCCTAAAGATTTCTGTCAGCACAAGCGCACAGCTTACGAAATTTAGTCTCCTGCCCGCCTACTCGCAGTGCGTACCATGTGGGAGACGCAGAAAAAAATAATCCCCTGCTTTGCCGAAGCCCTGCGTGCCACGCGGGTACTTTGTAGGCAAAGCGGGGGATTTTTTGTTTTATTCGCACTAGTTTTGTCGAAACCCTTGTCTTGCAAATCAAAACGTGATATTTTATTTTTGCTTCCAATGTGAAGCCCTTAACAGTTAAGCGCTCATGCGGATTTTTCCGTGTGGGCGCTTTTCTTTTTTGCTCACAGTAATCAAGCTCTAATCAAGCTTTAAGCAAGCTTTAAGCAAGGTTCAATTAAGATTTTTTGTCCTTCGTTTGACGTTCGTTGTCACTCGTTTTTTGCCAGTGCGATACACTGGGAGCAATAGGAGGGATGAACCATGAGCTATTACCAAACATCCGGAGCACCCTATGTTCCGCAACAGCCCGTCAACCCTTACGGCGGTATGGGCACGGTAGGACTTGCCACTTCCCTGCCAAACGCACAGATGCAGCAAGCACAGCAGCAGCGTCCGCAGCCGATGAATGGGCAGCAGCCTGTTCAGCAGTCGGTACAGGACGGCGGTTGGCTGCTGGGCAGGCCTGTTTCCAGCAGGGAGGAATTTTTGGCAATACCGTCTGACCTGTACGGCAGACCGACTTACTGCCCAGACCTGCGGAGTGGCGTGATCTACTGCAAGCGGCTGAACCCGGACACCTGTGAATCCTATGTGCAGGAGTTCTACAGCCCGGAAGCGTGGCGGCAGATACAGGCGCAACAGGCACAGCAGACCGCTGCACCGACACAGCAATATGTGCCTATTGAAGAGTATAATGCCCTCGCCCACAGGCTGGATGAACTGGAAAAGTGGCAGAAAAGCTTTTCCAAGCCCACTGCCACAGCGAAGAAAGGAGAATAACAATGTCCTCTCCGTTTGATGTGATTACGCACAGCCCCATCATGCAGCTTGCAAATCTGGCTCGCGCCGGGCAGAACCCGATGGGGCTTATCCAGCAGTTGAGCGGGCAGAACGCACCTATCATGCAGGGGCTAAACCTGATTCAGGGCAAAAACGAAGCGCAGCTCCGGACGATGGCACAGAACCTCGCCAAAGAGCGTGGCATCGACCTGAACCAGCTGGCAAGCGTCCTGAATTTGACGCTGCCCCGGTAACGCATCCCTCTAAGCGAAACGCTTCTCAGTTTTGCGGACTTGACAAAAACCGCTTTTGTTTGGCTTCGCCCATCGCACACGGCGGTGGGATAGCATAACGCAAAACTGAAAGGAGTTTTGTTATGGACGATTTTGCAACTGGCTATCTGGCTGGGCAGGACGGCGGCAATAACAACGGCGGATTCTTCGGCAACGAAGGTCTGTGGGCGGTTATCATCCTCGCCATCATCTTCGGCTGGGGCAACTACGGTAACGGGCGAAACGGTGGTGACAACGGCATGAACAGTTACATCCCCTATCTGGTCGGCACTGGCGCAACTGGTCAGGGCGGTGCAGACACCCGCGCGGCTTTGTCAGAGGGCTTCTACCAGCAGGATACCTCCCGCTCTCTGGCTGGCATCCAGAGCGGTATCTGCTCTCTGGGCTATGACCAGCTGGCACAGATGAACGGCGTCAACACCAACATTGCGAACGGCTTTGCAGGCGTGAACAGCGCCATCTGTCAGCTTGGCTATCAGAACGCACAGCTGGTGAACGGACTGGAGCGCAGCGTGTCCAATGGCGACAACGCCATCAGCCTTGCTATCATGCAGGAGGGCAACGCACGTCAGGCTGGTCAGACCGCTATTCAGACGCAGCTGGCATCTTGCTGCTGCGAGAACAAGCAGCTCATCGGTGACCTGAAGTACACCATCGCAACGGAGGACTGCGCTACCCGTCAGGCTATCGCAGACAATGCCCGCGCCATCGTGGACAACTGCAACGCCAACTTCCGCAGCATGATGGACTACTTCACGCAGGACAAGATTGCCACTCTGACCGCTGAGAACCAGAACCTCAAGTTCGCCGCTTCTCAGGATCGTCAGAATGCGCTTCTGACCACCGTGATGTCTCAGCAGACCGATACCATCCTGAACCGGGTCAATCCTCGTCCGATTCCCGCTTATCAGGTGGCAAACCCCAACGTGGGCGTGAACTGCTGCGGCTGCTGCTAACCAACACACTCCCCGATAACACCGGGTGAACCATCGGGGCAGGGGTAAGACACCTCTGCCCCTGATTTTTTAGGAGGAAAACATTATGGCTTGCAAAACAAGCTGCCGTCTGTGCCCGCACCTTGTCATCTCGAATGCGGTGACGTTCGCCAATGACACGCTGACCATCAACATCCCTGCTGGCGCATACCAAAACGGAGAGCGTTATTGCATTGTGGTTGCTCAGAGCATCCCGGACACGACCACCATCAACGCCCCTGTGGTCATCACCATCGGCGCAGGCACGACCGCATACCCTCTGACCGACTGCAACTGCGCTCAGGCAACCGCCGAAAGCATCCACACCCGCACCCGCTACGCTACCCGTGTGGCAACGTCTGCGACCGGCACCGGCACGTTCAAATATCTTGGCTGCTTCTGCCGCTCCCACGCTGGTGCGCCCGCGTCTATTTCTTGAGGAGGTGTAGATTATGGGCAAGACTAATTTTCGCCGCATGATGATGCTCCGTGAACACGACAAAAGCCGTGAGCCGGAACGTGACCGCCTTGAGGAAGAGCGTGACCGCAGGGAGCGTGAGATGGAACGCCGTCTGCGTAAGCTGGAAGGTGGCAACGACCGCTATCCCTACTATCCGCAGGAGGAAAACCGCTACATCGACCCCTACCCTATCCCCCGCTACCCTGACGTAGAGTATGGGCGCAGAATGCCGCAAATCGGCTTCTCGCAGAACGGAGACTGGGATAAACGGTCTGGGCAGTACGAACATGGTGGCGCAGACAGCCGCTCCATCAAGATGCCACGCCAGCACCTCACCCACGATGAAGCAGAGGAATGGTGTGACAGCATGGTCAACGCTGACGGCACGAAAGGCTGTCACTGGACGCTGGAGCAGACGCAGGACGTGGCCAAACAGCGCAATATCACCTGTGACCCGAACGATTTCTGGGCTGTCATGAACATGATGTACTCGGATTATTGTCAGGTTGCAAAGCGCCAGTCCGTTGACACTCCGGGCTTCTACGCTGACATGGCAAAGGCGTTCCTTGAGGACACGGACGCCGTAGACGGCAAGGCGTATCTCTACTGGGATTGCATTGCTGATAAGTAAATAAGAACCCCCTGTGCGGTCATTGTGACTACACAGGGGTTCTTCTATTTTAACTTTAGAACTTAGTTTTTATATGCCCGACGCTCCCACGCCTGCATCGCCCCGTCCTTTGTTTTATAGGTGCCAGTCTTGCTTTCACAGTTAAGGCACTCAACAAAGTATCGCCACATTCCAGCCTTCGCTCCTCTATCGTTTAGCATGATATAAGGATACTCTGCTGCGCAAAATGGACATGGTTTCAATTCATGTTCTTCCATTATGATTCTCCTTAAATCTCATCATTTCAAATAATGTGCCGGAGCATCTTTCATAAGAAGCAATACAATCTGTTCATACCGTTTATGCGCTTCTTCCGTAATGGCATATTCCAACGCCCTCACATCTGGAAACTGTAAATTTTCTGATAAAATCTTGAGCGTAGAAGTCTGTTCCAACACTCCGTTTCCATCCTTGAACTTGTAAACACTCTTGCATAACGCAACCAAATCGTTGTCACTAACGTGAACAATATAGTTGTTCATTTCTCCGTAGTTCATAGCAATCTCTCCTTAAATCTCAGCTTTTATTGTTATTTTGAATAATGCGATGAAGAGTTTTTGGTATAGTACAATTCCATATCCGCCTTGTACATATCAAGTTGTCTTTTGCTATCCACAAGCGTGTTAAAATTATATCCAGCCGCAAAAGATACGGCGATGGATAAAATCAAGTGCGCTGCGACCCATTTACCAGCTAAGATAAAAGGAATCTGAACTGCTACAGCAAAGGCATCAAACAAAAGAACGTAAACTCCGTGCTTTATCATTTTCTGTAAACGGCTAATGCTTTCTTCGTAAAATTCCTTTGACTTCATCATATATCAATCCTCCATAAATCTCAGCTTTTATCGGATGAGTAATTCTTTAATATACAGCGTTTCAAATTTACACAGGGTTTCTTTTATTCCCAAAGTACAGATTTGGCTTTTATGTCAAATAAGTCTTGCGGATGGAATACAAGGCTCTTATCAAGCTCAACTATGCCAACGATGGAGAATTTGCCGGGAACTTCTCGCTGGATTTTCGCCTTTGCTTCTTCTTTGCTGTTTGCAAACAAAACGAACGGAGTTTGGAAGTGTCTGCATTTTTCGTCATCATCGTACTGGATTTTGACCCAATAAAAGTTTTCACCCCCTACTTCTTTCGGTGTTAAGTATTTTTTGACACTTGAAACATCGTAAGTGCAATACCCGATACACTGCGGGTTTCCGTATTTCTCCATAAAATTGTCGTTCCCAATACGAGTTGCCAAAACCATGTGAACGTCTTTCCAACCAACACGGTCATCATTGACCGGTTTATCGTCCATAACAATATCATCAGGGTCTATCACTTTCTTGCCAATCGCCAAATTCCAATTATTTGCAATATAATGTGTCATCTGATACCAGTTGTCAAATGTTTTTACTTCTTTCATGGCATCTTCCAAAGAACCACGATGAGGTCTATAAACAATCATACGTCAATCCTCCAAGAAATCCTCCAATTCAATCTTTCCTTCTGCCGCCGCAACTGCCAAAGCGTACACGAACTGTCCAATCGTCATTCCGTGCCGTCTAGCTTCACGGTTGATGTACTTGCGTTCTTCCTCGCTCATAAGGATGGTAATGCGCTTGGAACGCTTGCCATCACCGCTTGCAACACCCTGATGCGATTCCGGCATCGGGATTTTTTTCTTTGTCAAGCCAGCTTCGGCTAGCGCGCCGGGAACATCGCCTTGTTCGATAAGGCGCTGAACTTCTTTCGCCTGTTTCAGCTTCTTCGGCTTACTTTCGCTTACTACGGCATTGTTCGGCTGTGTTCCGCTGTCTTTGGCTTGCTTCGGCTTAATACTGCTTAACTGTGCTTCATTAGGCTGTGTAGGGCTGTCTGTGACTTCACTGTGCTTAATCTGTGCTTGTTCGGCTTCGTTCGGCTTTGCTTGGCTTACTTCTTCTTCCTTTGGCTCACTTCGGCTTAATGTCTGTTCCGAAAAAATAGGCTGAAAATCAAACCCGCCAAGCAGACCTGAGGATTTTTTGCTGGTTGATTTCATCAGCCTTCACCTCCGACAATATGTTGCGCCAACGCCTTGAAATCCTCTGCGCTGGTGCTCTTTGCCGTGTCACCGCTAAACAAGCTGTGCCGTTCTGCCTGAGCCTTACGGACGCCCATAGACGGTCTAATCTTCACGTCCAGCAGGGTTGTGCCCATGCTCTGCGCAATCACAGGAAGCTGCTCCACAACCTCTTTGGACAGGTTCTCACGGCTCTTGTACTGGTTCAGAAGCAATCCTTCAATCTTCAAAGTCGGATTGAAATATCTGCGAACATCGCCGATGGTCTGCGAAAGCTGGCTCAAACCAGCCAGTGCGTATCGGTCTGCTGTGATGGGGACGATAATGCTGTTGGCGGCGATCAGTGCGTTCACAAGCGCAAGGCCAAGCTGCGGGGGAGTGTCCAGCACAATGTAATCGTACTGACCAGACACGCTTTCAAGGGCTTCTCGCAGCCGGAAGTTTTTGCCCATGTCCCTGACAAGCTGCTCGTCAATGTCCTTCAATGCGTTGTCGGACGGCAGAATGTCACCAGCTTCACAGTGCTGGATTCCTTCTTCGACCGTTCCCTGCCGGGTCATCACGTCAAACAGGGTGCATACGTCCTCTGTCTGTGCCCCGTAGGTGTCCGTTGCGTTGCACTGGGCATCGCAGTCCACCAGCAGGACTTTCTTGCCAAGCAACTGCAACGCACCAGCCAGACAGGTGCTTGTTGTGGTCTTTCCTGTGCCACCCTTTTGGTTGGCGACCGCTATGATTTTTGCCATTTTATCACTCTTTCTTTTTAGTAAAACGGATATGCTGCTTTTATCTCGTCTCCGACCCACAACACAGGCGTGACGTGCCATGCAATTACGGTTCCTTTGATCTCATTGCTATCGGAATCAAACCATTTGCCGTTGATTGTATCGTACTCTCCGATTATGAAACTTTTTTCTCCTGTTTTCTTATCTTCGATACAAAGTAAAAGCCCATGTGGCCATCTTTCTAGGCTTTTATCCGGCATAACATCTTTAGTCATGTACCACTTGTCCTTGTCATAGCCTTTCGGAAACATCGGAATCATACTCTTTCTCCTTTCTTTATAATGCATTATATCTGACTACTTTTGCAGTGCGTCAATCTCATAAAATGCCGGAAGATACTCTTCAATCGCGCCGTCTTTCTTCAAGCTACCAATCAGATACCGCTTCGGATGGTCAGGCCAGGGGTCACGGTTGATTGAAAGAATATCCGCACACGCAGCCTTTACGATGTCATAGACCGCATCTCTCCGCTTCGGCAGCTTGATAGATGGGTGTTCTTCCATCATCTTTACCTCGACAACCTTTGCAACCTCGATGCACTCTTGAACGGATAGAGCATCGCACACAGACCAGTCGTACCCTTCGTATCCGCTTGTGCGGGGCTTTCTGGCGGCTTTTTTGATTTCCGGCTTGGAGGAATTAGCCGCCTCACAATCAACTTCGCTAGAATCGGCGTCTATGACGGGCTGCTTGGATTTGTACCCGAATCGAAACTCAACTGCTACTACCTTTCGCCCTGTGCAAATCTTTTCAAAGTCAACGACAATGTCTGAAACATTGCTGATCTCTTCCACCGCTGGTTCAAGAACTCTGCGGCGTAAAGCCCGGAAATCGTCATAACTTGCATCGTTTGCCCCCAAGTGGTCACGCAGCTGCTTCAAACCAATCTTGTTCGATGTTAGAGAGCGATTCATCCAATCTCGAATCATGCTGTACATCAGAATAGATGCTTGCTGTTTCATCCCAATCGTATAGCGCAGACGGTATTTGACGTAGCCGCTTCTTGCAATGTCGAAAAACACAGGCCGCAAGTCAGGATTACAGTTGATTGAAACGTCATAGGACAAGGATTCTCGATTGTACTTGACCTCTGCCTTTGTGAACAGCGGATACATCACATATTCTGTTCCATCTGCATTCAGTGGTACTGAAACCACGTTGCCCAAAAAGTGCTTAACCTGCGACTTCAAGTTCTTTGAATTGAGCTTCAAATCCAGCAGTTTGCAATATTCAGCCAGCGTAAACGACACGTTAGAGCTTTCGGGATCTCTCGGATTGATACGGCTCAGATAGACCTCAAGCAGCCGAAGCTCGCCTGCTGTGTAGTCCGTAAACTTCGCCCAAACCAATGCCTTGCTCTTTTCGACAAGGTTGTTTCCTGTCAATTCTGGCATTGCATCACCTCATTTCTTCTACCCTATTATACCACTGTATCGTGTACACGTCAACGATTCTGTACACAATTATTTTTTCAACAATCGACTTCCACATTTTGTACACAATACTCCATTTTTTGTACACGATACTCTCCACTTCTTGTACACGTTATTCCACTTTATGTACACAATGCTCCACTTTTTGTACACGTTCTTACTATATATATAAACAAGAGATAAACAAGAGATAAATAATCATCATCAAATAGTGACGACGATACATTTTCAACAATTTCTTTTCTTCAACGGACAGATTGTTGAAAACGACAACTCTTTTTGCTGAATAAGAAACGTCCATCAAGCCCTATAACCTATCTGACGGTTCTATCGTGTACAGAAAATGGGGTGCAATCACACTAATAGGGAACGAATTGACAAGTCACGCTTTGATGAACGAAAATTTCACGCGAGTTCGTTAATTACATCTGCAAAAATCCACCATTTACGATTCTATGGGGGACAAAATGACAACCCAAAACCATATTTATAACAGGCCTATTGTGTACAAAAAGTGGAGCGCGTCCCCCTGTATACCGTAAAAACTTCGATAACTCGACAATCAACCGCTTATATTATTTGGATTAACGGTATAGGAATCATTGGACTTCATAGCAGCTTCCGTTCCAGCATCCTGCGCCTGATAGAGAATCTCCATCTTTGGGGCGGTTCCATTCGGGTCTGGGTCAGTTCCGGTGGCCTGTGCCATCTCATAGCTACCAGACACCATCCGGCAAACAGAAACCCTGTCCTTTAACGGCGTGTGGAGGTTTGCCAGAATCTCCGTCAACACGCCGATGTGGTCTGAGCCGTGATCTCCGTACCGGATGTATAACAAGGCATCTATCTCATAGGAGGAACACTCCATCATAGCATCTATGAGAATCCGCCGTTTCTCCAAATCGGAAAGGTCATCTTCCAGATGTTCCAGCAGTCCCGGATGAATGCAAGCGTCCATGTATCGAGCCACCGATACGCCGCAGCAGGTGAACCAGCGCATAGCCATCGGAAGGGAAATGGCTGCAAGACCTTGCTCCCAATTGGCGACCGTTCCACGATTCACACCCATTTTTGCCGCCAATTTCTGCTGGCTCAAGCCGGAACACATTCGAGCTATCTCTAATGCTTTGGCTGTTCTCACTAAATATTCATCCATAAATTCTCACCCTTTCAACAAAATCCAGCAAAACTGCCGGATTCGACAAGCCAAAAAATGGAAAAAGCTGCTATGGAGAACCAACAGCAGCCTATGTTATAACTGTATTGTCAAAAAATTCCAAAGAGGAGTGGAACAAAAATGAAAGAAACTGTAATCTGGAACCATGAACGTATGCCGATCATCGACGGAATGCCTGCCAGTGTTCCCGATGGGAAGCCGCACACACCTGAACCGTGGGAGGAAAGCTAATGAACCGAACCGTAGATGCTCTGATTATCCCATACGCTCGCAGACGGACGCTGGAACTTGTCCTGAGCCTTTCTGGGTACGAGGCTGATAAAGATGCTTACCTCGAAGCAAAAGGCATCTTGGAACGTGCCGTAGCCGCCTTAGATGATGGACGCGACCCGGCAGACAGCATCGAACGCATTGACGGACAGCTCGTAGAGCTGTGATTGGAGGAAAGATGGATAGGCGTTGTCCCTTTTGACTTGAACACTCGCGGCTTCCCTGACGTGAAGTAATGGATGTGAAGAAAACATTCGATTTTCATTAAGTTGTTAAAATGATATTGACTGTACAACAGAAAGATGTATAATCGTATCAAATGAACATCCGCACTTACCGATCTGGAGGATATGCCACAATGAGTGAACAGGAAAGAGCCAAGATTGACCGATTTATTGCATGGCTACTGGAACATCCTGAAAAGATTCCGGCGGCAAAAGAAGCAATAACCAATGCATGACAAAACCCCTTGCGCATAAGGCTACCGAAAGCCCGGCGCAAGGGGTTTTATTTGTACCGGGTCAATCTTCACAGACCTTCATCAGTTTTAAGAACCGGCTAGAATCAGAGTTTACGGTTTCACTTCCGTGATGTCCATCTTCATACGTCACATAAAACGTGACGCTGGTTTTAGATTTTGCGGATGCTGCTCCGTAAACAGCACCGGGCAAACCGGCTACCGCACCACCAACAGCGGAGCGAACTGCGGCACTTCCCGCTTTCTTGCTTTCTCCTGAACCAACAATCTTTGCAGACACAGGCGTTTCGTACATTTTTGTTTTGAGCTTTTCTCTTTCAAGAAACATATCATATCCGTGTTTGCCTTTTATCAACATCACAACTCCGATGGCTGCAACGATTAAAAAGGCAGTTGACGAATACACAAGGAAAATAAATGAAGCAACCAAGAAAAGCGCACCGAAGGCAAATGAAAACCTATCACCCATGTGAGAACTTTTGTCGTTCAGCAGTTCTTCTTTGCTAAATTTCTTTTTGCCCACGCTATCACCTCACATAGTTCTGATAAGCTTCATCAAATCTTCACGCTTTTCTTTCGGCATCTCTACTAGCTTCTGCTCAATCCATTTAATATCCGCGTCAACTTCGCTTTGCGGCTGCTGGG